TGCAAGAACTCCTTGGGCTAACAGAGTCACCCATCTTGCTAACAATGAAGAATACAGACACACTGTAGCAATGTTAGCCGCTGCTTACGCTCAACGAGGCCATAAAGTCTTGGTAGTAAGTGATAGGGTGGGCTTTTTACGAAGCTGCGCCGAACTAACAGGAGAAAAAGCAGTTTGTGTTACGGGTGAGGTAGCGCATGAGGACAGAGAAACGCTAGTGGACGGAATTTTGTATGGAGATAAGAATGTACTGTACGGAACTCAAGCAATTTTCTCCGAAGGGATATCAGTGAATACTTTAAGCTGTTTAATTTTAGGTACTCCAATCAATAATGAGCCTTTACTAACTCAGTTGATAGGAAGGGTAATAAGACTACAGGAAGGTAAGATGTCTCCCGTAGTTGTAGATATCCATCTGAAAGGCAACACTGCTAATAGACAGGCTTCAAATAGAGTAGGCTATTATATGAAGCAAGGCTATAAGATTACACAGATATAAAAAATAGTTCTTGACAAAAAGGTTAAATTTTAGTATAATATCATGTTTTTATATAATTGGAAAAAAATATATGATGCGGCAGGTGGTAGAACTACCGAAACAGTCCGCATATTCGAGATGCTAGTAAAAAGCAAGATTCCAAATAATAGATACGACAAGATTTACAAGTATCGTAATACAGACTTTAGTGGGAGAAGTTTTTTAGTGCACGAAGATGTGTTATTATTTAACTCCTTTCGCTACAGCCACCGTGAAATCGCGGTATACCTTTCGATAGCTAGCTTACGCAAATTACCGCATTGGATAGCTACGAAAGACACAACCCTAGACTTGCTTCATGTACCTGATGAAGATGTAGTCCTTGAATCAATTTATGAAAGTAGACTACTTTATGTAGAAAATAGAAAAGTACATTTTTTATATGAAGAAGCCCCAATGGAGAAACACTAAAAATGGCAATATCATTTAATCAGCAAAAAGGTTCAGCACAAAAATCATCAATCGAAACTTTCTCTTTCCGAGATGGCGACAACAAGATGCGTCTTGTAGGAGACGTACTGGCTCGCTATGTCTATTGGATAGAAGGTGAAAATGGCAAAAACATTCCTTTAGAGTGCTTGTCTTTTGACCGTAACAACGAGCGATTCACTAATCTTGAGAAAGATTGGGTTCGTGAGTACTATCCTGACCTCAAGTGTGGCTGGAGCTACGCTATGCAGTGCATCGATCCTGCTGATGGAAAAGTCAAAGTAGTAAACCTAAAGAAGAAGCTGTGGGAGCAAATTATTACTGCTGCAGAAGACTTGGGCGATCCTACAGATAAAGAGACTGGCTGGGACGTATGTTTCAAGCGAGTTAAAACAGGGCCTCTGCCATACAACGTAGAGTACCAATTGCAAGTACTAAAGTGCAAGCCTCGTCCACTAGATGAAAGCGAAGTGGCTTCTATTGCCGACCTCAAATCAATGGATGAAGTAATGCCTCGTCCAACTCCAGATGCGCAGAAAGAGCTTCTTGACCGTGTACGTGCTCCATCTCAGGAGCAAATGGATGAGTCCCTCGAAGAAGAGTTTAATATTGGATGATCCTATTCACCGCAGATTGGCATATTAAACTAGGTCAAAAGAATGTGCCTGTACAGTGGGCATTGAATAGATATGATTTATTCTTTAAGCAAATTAGAGAGATAGAATCAGAGTGTTCAATGCACATTATAGGCGGAGACCTTTTCGACCGATTGCCTACTATGGAAGAATTAGAACTGTACTTCTCGTTTATCCGAGGAGTACAGATTCCAACAATAATATATGATGGCAATCATGAAGCTACAAAGAAAAGTAAAACTTTCTTTAGTCAGTTAAAGCAAGTTACTAGAGATATCAATCCTCTAGTAACAATTCTGGATATATCGTATATTGATGATGGTTTAGGCTTTGGCATACTTCCTTATACAGAACTACATAAGAAAGGTGCTATAGAACATTTTAACAAGAATAAGCCTTTATTTACTCATGTTCGAGGAGAGATTCCTCCTCATGTAAAGCCAGAAATTGATCTCGATGATCTATCAGAGTTCCCAGTGGTATTTGCAGGTGATCTACACTCTCACTCAAATACTCAAAGAAATATTGTGTACCCAGGTAGTCCTATGACAACTTCTTTTCATAGAAGTAAAGTCTCAACGGGGTATCTACTAATTGACGAAAATTCTTGGAGTTGGATGTGGGAAGAGTTTAAACTTCCTCAACTAATTCGTAAAACAGTAACCTCTACAGAAGATATGGTTGAGACAGACTACGACCACACTATCTATGAAATAGAGGGCGATATACAAGAATTAGCCGCAATTAAAAACTCAGACTTACTCGACAAGAAGGTAGTAAAACGAAACACTGAAGCAACTCTTATAATAGAAAAAGATATGACTATTGAAGAAGAGCTGTCAGAGTATCTAAACTACATATTGGGAATAAGTGAAGAAAAAATTACTGGAATACTAGGCACATTTAATGATTACTCTCAAACAGCTCAAATGGAATAACTGCTTCAGCTATGGAGCAGATAACGAGATAAACTTAAATGACAGTACTCTTACTCAAATAATTGGTACAAACGGAATGGGCAAGTCGTCCATTCCGTTAATTATTGAGGAAGCTCTATACAATAAAAACTCGAAAGGAATCAAAAAAGCAGATATACCTAATCGTTATGTAAACAATGGGTACGATATCTACTTATCTTTTGAAAAAGAAGATTCACTATACGAGATAACTATTAATAGAAAGGTCAACGTAAAAGTAAAGCTAGAAGAGAATGGTGTAGATATCTCTAGTCACACAGCTACAAATACCTATAAAACTATTCAAGAAATTCTAGGTATCGACTTTAAGACATTCAGTCAATTAGTTTATCAAAACACCAATAGTAGTTTACAATTCTTAACAGCAACAGATACCAATCGTAAAAAGTTTCTTATTGACTTATTGCACTTGGAAGAATATGTTAAGCTGTTCGAAGTTTTTAAGGAGGCTGCAAAAACTAGCGCAACCAATTTAACAGCCATAGAATCAAAAATAACTACTATTGAGAAGTGGCTTTCCGAAAATAAATTGAGCGATACATCCATACTTCCACTACTTGATGTTCAAATCGAGACGGAAGAAGATGAGAAAGAATTACGTTCTCTTACGATAGAACTTCAAAATATTTCGGAAAAGAATAAGAAAATTTCAGAAAATAATAAATTTATAGAAATACTGAGTAGTATCAATATAGATGAAGCGAATAAAATTAGCGCAACTGAAATTATATCTTATGATGCATTACAATCAGAAGCAGGAAGCCTGAAAGGAACTATAACAAGTTCTAAGGCTGCTTTAAGTAAATTGGAAGCATTAGGGCATAATTGTCCTACTTGTGAACAATCTATAGATGCTGAATTCAAGCAAGGATTAATTGATCTTGAAACGGCAAGGGCGAAGGAAGCCGCAGAGAAATTAACAAATGAAATTAACCCAGAAATTGACAGAATTAAAGCTAACAATTCAGACTATGAATATAAAAACCGTATTCAGCAAGATTGGGAGAGGGTTTATAAATCTATTGACCGCAATCTTCCGACGACTCAAATGGATCGGGAAGAGCTTGATAGAAGCATTCGGGGAATTCAAGGCAGAATACAGGATGCAAAAAACAAACTGGCAGATATCTCAGCTGAGAATGAAAGACGCACAAGACGAAACACCCGAATCCAAGTAATAGAAGAGCAGACTCAAGAGTTTGTAGATCAACTTACTGAAGCACAAGCATTATTAGATGCAGAGATGAGTTTAAACTCTAACTTAGAAATACTCAAAAAAGCTTTTAGTACTAATGGTCTGCTAGCTTATAAGATAGAAAATCTAGTAAAAGAGCTAGAAGAGTTGGTAAATTCCTACTTGGGAGAGTTGTCTGACGGAAGATTTACTTTAGAGTTTGTAGTTTCAAATGATAAATTAAATGTACAAGTTACAGACAATGGGAATATTATTGACATTCTAGCTCTGTCTAGTGGCGAGCTTGCAAGAGTTAATACTGCGACTCTTATAGCTATTCGTAAGCTAATGAGTAGTATATCAAGGTCTAAACTAAATATACTATTCTTAGATGAAGTAATCAATGTACTCGATGATTCAGGCAGAGAAAAACTAGTAGAAGTATTACTAGGAGAGGAAGAACTAAATACTTACGTAGTAAGTCATGGCTGGACTCACCCTCTACTTGAAAAAATAGAGATTGCAAAGAAAGGCAGTATAAGTGTCTTAGAAAAATAATATGGTTGATAGCAGAGCAAAAGGCGCTCGCGGAGAGTATCTAGTAAGAGATATGCTTCGCGAGTACACAGGCCTTAAATTCGAGAGAGTGCCAGCTTCTGGCGCTCTTGAATACTTAAAAGGGGATCTTTATGTTCCCAATGAAAGGAATCACTTTTGCATAGAAGTAAAAAACTATTCAGAGTCTCCACTTAATGATAAAATGTTTACTGCGGAAAAAACAAATAATTTAATTCGTTGGTGGACAAAAGTAGTTCTTCAAGCGGAGAATGGCGGACAAGAACCAATGTTGTTTTTTAAATATAATCGATCTAAAGTGTTTGTGGTTACTCGGGAAAAACCGAAGCAATGCCTCAAATATTTCTTTATTTCTTGGCTAAATTGTTATATAATGGTAGCTGAAGATTGGTTAGAGACAGAAGAAATAAATTTTATAGGAACACTCTAGATGGCATTTAATTTTTCCGACAAAATAACAGGCTCAGGCAGAAACGCTACACTAATAGTAGACGCCTTAAACTTAGCTTTTCGATGGAAGCATCAAGGACGTACAGACTTTTGCGATGATTATGTAAGAACTGTAGAGTCCTTAGCCAGGTCTTATGACTGTAGTAATGTAATTATTACTTCAGATCAAGGGTCTTCCTCGTATCGTAGAGAGATTTCTCCTGAATACAAGCAAAATCGAAAAGATAAGTATGCCGAACAAAGCGAAGAAGAAAAGCAAGCATTTGCAGACTTCTTCGAAGAGTTCGAAAATACTTTAGAGGTTCTAGCAGATATGTTCCCTGTGTTACGATATCAAGGCGTAGAAGCCGATGACATAGCTGCACATCTAGTAAAGAACCGAAAAAGATATGGTCTTGGAGATATATGGTTAATCTCTAGTGACCGAGACTGGGACTTATTGATAGATGATAAAGTAGCCAGGTTTTCTTATGTAACACGAAAAGAAGTCACAGTAGATAATTGGGAGGAGCACTATGACGTTACTAGAGATGAATATATCTCTCTTAAGTGCTTGACCGGTGATAAAGGCGATAATGTTGCAGGAATACCTGGCATCGGCCCAAAGCGTGCTTTAGACTTAATTCGTGAGTACGGAGACGCTATGGATATTTACAACAGCTTGCCTATAAACAGTAAGTATAAACATATACAAGCATTGAATGATAGTGGTGAACAATTACTTACTAATTATCAATTAATGGACTTAGTAACATATTGCGATGATGCGATAGGATCTGATAATATAGCAGATATACTACGGAAATTTGATTAATGAATATTGATATAAACTATAGAAGAGATAACTATTTATCTGAATTCAGTATTAAAACACTAGAAGACAGGTACTTGATAGATGGGGAAATCTCTCCACAGGATGCTTTTGCACGTGCAGCAAAAACATTTGCAGATGATGAAGCACACGCACAGAGGCTCTACGACTACGCTAGTAAGTTATGGTTTATGTTCTCTACCCCTATACTTAGCAACGGAGGAACCAAACGTGGATTACCTATTAGCTGTTTTCTTAACTATGTGGACGATAGCCGAGCTGGTATTACCTCTCACTATACTGAGAATGCTTTTCTATCGTCAGTAGGTGGAGGCATTGGCGGAAGCTGGGACGGGGTCAGGAGCGTAGGCTCAAAAACGAGCAATGGCTCCGAAAGTACAGGAGTAATACCCTTTCTCAAAGTAGTAGACGCAGAAATGTTGGCATTCTCTCAAGGAGTAACTCGTCGAGGCAGCTATGCTGCTTATCTTGACATGGGACACCCAGAGATTGAAGAGTTTCTAGACATTCGTAAGCCTACGGGTGGAGATATTAACCGTAAATCCATTAATCTACATCACGGCGTAGTAATTAGTGATAAATTTATGGAAATTATCGAAAATGCTACTCGAATTGAAGGATTTGATGACTCTTGGGATTTGATTGATCCACACAGTAAGCGAGTTACTAAAACTGTATCGGCAAAGGCACTCTGGGTAAAGCTTATTCAAAATCGTGTTGAAACGGGCGAGCCTTACATCATGTTTGGGGATACTGTGCAAGCTGCGTTACCCTCGTTCCAAAAAGAACTTGGATTAGTAGCACGTCAATCAAACCTTTGCTCTGAAATTACACTTGCAACAGATAAAGATCGTACTGCGGTTTGTTGCTTATCAAGTGTAAATCTAGAAGAATATGACGAGTGGAGAGACGACCCTAATTTCATTCCAGACTTAGTAAGAATGCTAGACAATGTATTAACACATTTTATTACGAACGCTCCTAATGAGCTAGAGAAAGCAAAATATAGTGCATTTAGGGAAAGAAGTATTGGTCTTGGGGCCATGGGCTTTCATGCACATTTACAAAGGCATAATATTGCTTTTGAAAGTGCAATGGCAAAAGGCAGGAATATGCAAATGTTTAAGCATATTAAATCGGAGGCAGAACGTGCTACTCGAATTCTTGCGGAAGAGCGTGGTGAGTGTCCGGACGGAGTTGGTCATGGTGTTCGCAATGCTCATTTATTGGCTATCGCTCCTAATGCTTCTAGTAGTATTATCTGTGGTAATACTAGCCCAAGCATTGAACCCTACCGTGCTAATGCATATGTACAGAAAACTAAAACAGGCTCTTCGCTTATGAAGAATGAATACCTAGAGCATCACTTAGATGAGATAGGGCATAACACTGAAGAAGTTTGGAAGAGTATTACAACGAATAATGGTTCAGTAGCACATTTAGACTTTTTAGATGATTGGACAAAAGATGTATTTAAGACAGCAGTAGAGATAGATCAAAGATGGGTAGTTGATATGGCTGCCGATAGGCAGAAAGAAATTTGTCAGGCTCAATCTTTGAATCTGTTTTTTCCTGGAAATGTCTCAAAGCAGGAACTTCATGCAGTACATATGATGGCTTGGAAGCAAAAAGTAAAAACTCTTTATTATTTGCGAAGCGAAGCGTTAAAAAGGGCAGATAATGTGTCAGTAGAGGCACTAAGGCAGTATATTTTCGATACAATCGATGAGGGCGCTTGTTTAGCGTGTGAGGGGTAGAATGAGCAATTTATTAGAAGAAAGAGAGTATTACAAACCATTTAATTATCCGTGGGCTTTTGAACATTATAAAGCTCAACAGCAAATGCATTGGCTGCCAGATGAAGTAAATCTGGCAGACGATCTAAAAGACTATAGAGAAAAGTTGTCTCCTGGCAATCGACGCTTAGTCAATCAGATATTTCGTTTCTTTACACAGGCAGATGTAGATGTGTGCTGTGGGTATGCAAAGCATTACCTGCCCACATTTAAGCAACCTGAAGTACGAATGATGCTATCTGCATTTGCAGCAATGGAAGCAGTACACCAAGAAGCGTACTCTTTATTACTCGAGACTCTTGGCTTTGACGATTCTGAGTACCAAAAGTTTTATGAGCACAAAGAGATGCTAGATAAGCATGAGCATCTTTCAAACTTTGGTATGAGTACAAAAATGGACATAGCAAAGACTATGGCTATCTACTCAGGTTTTACAGAAGGAGTACAGCTCTTTAGTAGTTTTGCGATTCTTCTTAACTTTCCTCGTCACAACCTTATGAAAGGTATGGGGCAGATTGTTACTTGGTCGATTCGAGATGAGAGCCTTCACGTAGAAGGCATGAGCCAGCTTTTCCGTACTTTTATTCAAGAGAACCCAGAGTTGTGGAATGATGAGCTGAAGTATGAAATATATTGTGCCGCAGAGCGTACTGTAGAATTGGAAGATGCGTTTATTGATCTTTGCTTTGAAGGTGCAGATGTGCCAGACTTAACTCCAGAAGAAGTCAAGTCATATATTCGTTATATTGCAGATCGAAGATTACTAGGTCTAGGCATGAAGAAAATATTTCATAGCGAGAAGAATCCTCTTGGATGGTTAGATTATATGCTCAACGGGGTTGAACATACTAACTTCTTTGAGAATCGCGCCACTGAGTACTCAAAAGCGAGTACTACTGGTAACTGGCAAGATATATTTAAATAGGAGTCTATTATGGCAAACGAAAGTATTAAACTTGACCTCTCATTACAAGAGATCAATGTTATTCTAGCAGGATTGGGCGAAATGCCTGCAAAAACATCTGTTGGAGTAATTAATAAACTTCAAATGCAGGCAGGTCCGCAAGTGGTTCCTGAACCTGTTGAAGCAGAAAAGGAAGAAGGGGCTGAATAGCCCCTTTTTTAGTATATCTGCATTAAAGAAGTTATCAACTACATAGTAGTCCATTAAACTACACCGTATCTTATTTCCCAAGCCGCTATTGCTTCACGCTGCCTTGCTGTACTCTATTAAACTCAAGATACCACCCTTACTATTGCCATAATAATCAGAATCCAAATGAAGCGACTTGTATAGCATAGAAATCATTTGCATCTAAACCTGAGACAGTTGCTGTAAAAGTCAAAGAAGTATTGCTTGGAGAAGAGCCGGAGTAAACGGAATAGTATTCGGTAGTTCCTCCATCTTTAGACACATCGCTTGTATAAGTTCCCCCTCCACTAACAGAAATTACTGGGGCGTTAGTTGAGTTACTAACATTAGCTGTAGCAAAAGAGAATACAGTACCTGAAGGAGTTGTTAAGCCTGTACTATAAGATGGTACTGACCCAGTTCCTATAGTGTCATTACTTTGAACATTTACTGAACTTACGTCATGAGAGATCTCATAAACAGCTATGTTTGCCTGACCCTCATGTGCGGTACTTAATGATACCGATATTGATTGATTTCCTGACAAAGTACTATTTGACAGATAAGCAATGCAAGAGGAGTTATAGTCACCAGAAGAATATGCTCTAGAAATTATTGTACAAACAACTCCTCCTACTGTGACACTCGTATAAGGATCACTTGTGGATCCATTTGAGTCTCTTGATTGAATAACTAAAACTATAGTTTTGTTGCCAGTTGATAATGTTGTATTACCTGTAAATGACGTATATGCGCTACCAGTACCTGATTGGGATACAATATTACCTACAAAAAATAAACTAGGCACTAAACTAGGCACGGAAGACGCTACAGAGGCAGCGCCCCATTTCCCTGCGGCGAACGTAGCAAGTAATGGCATAGTTATCTCCCTTTTATTCGTAAGTTGCGACTTGAGCAAGAACGTCAAACGAATTATTTGATACTTTTATAACAGTAAAAGTATAAACTTCAGTACTATTGGGAGTTGCGCTAGTTGGCGCACCGCCTAACCACTTGATTGAAGCAGGAGCAGAGCCATCTATTGTTACATCAGTAACATAATATGCATTAGGGCCGTGGACTAAAGCAACAGCAAATGTCCTCACCCCTCCATTTTCCATTACAGAATTTAATGTAGCTGAAGTGGTCGCTGCAATATTAACCGTCCTATTCGCCTGCTGCCAATAAGGAGCGTAATAAACAGAATGCTTCTCAGCATATACATTGAATATGCCAGCTGAGGTAAAGTCTGTAAAAAATGCCTCTTCAATTCCAGTAGTTTTTATAGTGCCACTAGAAAATCCTGCGGTTTCTGCTGCATCTAATACATAAGGTTGAGCGTTTGGTAACTGATAGATGTATGCTTTACCAGAACTATTACCACCAGCATCATCTTCTAATTGAGCGCCAACAATTGCATAGTTACCGCTTATTGCTACTGGAAGACCAAAATAATCACTAGCACTTGTTGAATAAGCGTTGGGATTGTCGAGTGTATGAACCAGTGATCCAGTTGTTACATCGAAGATATATGCTTTACCTGATTGAGTACCACCAGCATCATCTTCAAACCAAGCGCCAACAATCGCATAGTTACCTGATATAGCTACCGACTCACCAAATCTATCATTAGCACTTGTTGAATAAGCATTGGGATTGTCGAGTGTATGAAGTAAAGCACCTGTTGATACATTGAAAATATAGGCTTTACCGGAACTAGCACCACCAGCATCATCTTCTAAATAAGCGCCAACAATCGCATAGTTACCTGATATAGCTACTGAAAGCCCAAAATTATCACCACCACTTGTTGAATAAGCATTTGGATTATCTAGCGTATGAAGTAATGCGCCAGTTGTGACGTTAAAAATATATGCTTTACCAGAACTATTACCCCCGGCATCATCTTCGTTTTTAGCACCAACAATCGCATAGTTACCTGATATTGCTACTGACCAACTAAAATAATCAGAGCTACTCGTTGAATAAGCGTTAGGATTGTCGAGTGTATGAACCAGTGATCCAGTTGTTACATCGAAGATATATGCTTTACCTGATTGAGTACCACCAGCATCATCTTCATAAGAAGCGCCAACAATAGCATAATTACCAGATATGGCTACTGAGATACCAAAATAATCACTAACACTAGTACCATAAGCGGTAGGATTGTCGAGTGTGTGAAGTAAAGCACCTGTTGTTACATCAAAGATATATGCTTTACCTGAACTAAGATTACCAGCATCATCTTCGTTTTTAGCACCAACAATCGCATAGTTACCTGATATAGCTACTGAAAGCCCAAAATTATCACCACTACTATTACCATAAGCATTTGGATTATCGAGTGTATGGACCAGTGATCCAGTAGTGACGTTAAAAATATATGCTTTACCAGAACTATTACCCCCGGCATCATCTTCTAAATAAGCGCCAACAATTGCATAGTTACCGCTTATTGCTACTGGAAGACCAAAATAATCACTAGCACTTGTTGAATAAGCGTTGGGGTTATCTAGCGTATGGAACAGCGATGCTGTAAATGAAGACCCGCCTGAAGCATCAGCAAACGATAGAGTACCGGAACCATCAGTTGTTAAAACTTGACCTGCGTTCCCATTAGATACCGGCAAAGTCAAAGTGTATCCAGAATTATTTGTCATATCAGGAATTTTAATGACGACATTATTACCTGAAAAATGCCTTAGCTCAATTCCTGATTGTTGGTCCCCCCAATCTTTTCGGATAGGGAGATAGTTTAATGGAGAGGTATATTGAAGAAGGCTAACCTCTGTAAGTTGACCTACCGCATATATCCCGTGATTATTACCATTTAAGATATTACCTAACGCAGGGGAAGAGTCTTCAAAAACACTGGAGATTCCGCCAGAAGCTGGTGTAGACCAAGACAGAGCACCGGAACCATTGGTAGTTAAAACTGTACCTTCAGTTCCGTCAGACGTTGGGAATGTGTACGAATTATTGAAGGTGATTGGACCAGTACTAGCAATCCCAATTCGAGTCTGGTTTTCGGTGAGTAAACTTATGGTCCCGCCGCCGGATTCACTAGTGCCTGCAATTAAAGACATGCTACTATTAGCGGTACTAATCGACAGCGGATTAACGTTTGATTGAACCCCTGTAAGAGCAGCAGCATCCATAATCTTGAGCATTTCAGTTGATCCGCTCTTAAATAAAGCTGTTCCTGAAAATGCCTTCGAGTTTAAGTCAAGATCACCACCCAACTGCGGAGTGGTATCTTCTACAACATTAGAGATGCCGCCAGAAGCATCAGTAAATGATAGCGTACCGGAACCATCAGTAGCTAGTACTTGACCAGCAGTACCGTCAGTTGCGGGATAATTTAGCCCGCCCACTGAAGCTAAATCACCGTTTGCGTCTAAATTTCTTGTAAAATTTGATAATTTAAGGCTTGTTGACATTTAATGCTCCTTATGCCTGAGATTCTGACCAAGTGATGCGTGCAGAAGCTTGTAATGGACTTGATGCCGTAATACCTGATGTATCAGCAACTTGAATTGCAACAGTCAAGATATCTGGACCGTTGGGGAATGTTCCGTCACCGCCAAGAATCGAGTTACCCATGTCGATAACAGATGCAAGTGAGAAGTTAGTTGATGCACCCAAACGTTTACCGGCTGAGTCTGTTGTACCACCTGATGCACGGAACGAGAAGATTTCTGAACCGCCAGTTACTTCATCACCTGTATTGTGTTTCAATAGCTGTGATAGAGATGGTTGTTTAACACTTTCCCAAGCAACACGACTCAAGTCAGCGTTAAGAATCAACTTAACCTCACAGTCATGCGTTAGAATCAAACCAACTTCTTGCAATTTCAATTGCATTCTGTTAATAATATCACGCTCACCAAGTTGTCCAGATACACCACCGTCAACAGAAGGTGCAAGACGCAACGTAACAAGTGGAATAGTTGCTGTACCAAGGTTCAACCCATCACCACCGGTTGCGGGTTCACCAATATTAACAGTAGTGCCACCGCTTACGCTCGGATATACAGCAGGATAGCTTCTTCCGCTTGATACGTAGATAGCCGCATATACTGTACTACCGCTGTATCGTGTGTAAGAAATTTCTTCCCCGTTCAACTCTCCACCAGATGTGTAGAGTTTTGTGCCATTAGACAACTTAGCGCCATCTGTATCAGCAAACGGAATTTCAACATAGAAGTCAAATGTACGTTGCTGCTTGTTAGATTCGAATATTAGCTGACTATTAGCGGTTGTTGTTGCAGTCAATGCTTGACCGTTTGTAAACGATAGCGAGTTCGATTGTGCTGTGAACAAGTACGCTTCATCTTCGTCAAATCGACCATCCATAATTACCGATGTACCCCAGTGGAATAGTGTCGGTGCATATGTTGGGTTAGGACCGTTGACAACTTCATACTTAGCTGGAATGTTACCAGAACGCATATATGCTTCATCTAGCCTGTTGTTGTGAACGAATTCATGTACGTATCTTACATGACCTTCACGGTCTTTGAAGCCGAAACGAATCTTACCAGCACCATACCATGAGTAATCCATGTAAGCCATCTGAATCTTGTGAATATCAAGATTGAAGCCTTCTGGTCCTGTACCGTCAGCACGGTCCAAATTCCACTCTGACTGAGGAACTTTAACATCAATAGTTTTTGTTAGAATGATGCTTGACTCCGATGTTCCACGATATTCTGGCTGTACGAACATTTCTGATCTAGAGTTAATCTTCGTGATCTTATATGACATACCACGAATAACTACATAGTCACCAACTGTAAGTTGAGTCGAGAAGTTTGTGTTTGTACCCAAAATTGTGTTACTATTCTTGGTACAAGTAACAGTACCACTCAACTGCGTTGTTGATGATCTGCGACAGGCTTTAAGTTGTTGACCATCATATTCAAAGAAGAATCCGTTCTGATAGTCAAACATACCAGCACGTGTGGCCGCATCAGAATATGAATCTACAACGTATTGAATGATGCCGCCAGGCAATGAAGTACCAGGCAATCTAGGCAATGTAAACGTAAACGTTGACGGCGAAGTAGTTGTTACTTCATACGAGTCATTGTAAATAGAATCGTTTGCACCAGAGAACGTGACAAACAAGCCGTCAGATAGTCTGTGCGGATACTTAGTTGTTACTGTAACTGTTGTGCCTGAAGCCGTAATAGTATCAACGATTACGGGAGGGCTAAAGTTAATAGCAAGTGACGTTTGAATCCCCTTACCAGATTGGTAACGGAAGTATTTACGTGTCTGTCTGGTAATCTGTGAATATGGAGCAGTACCAGCTGCAATTTCAACGCCACCATCAAACGGTCTGTGGACAGCATATCCGTCAGGTCTTGCATAGATTGCAGATTCAACAAAGTATTTTGTTGATGCTGATGTAAATCCTACGGGTCTATCGAGCTGCATAATTTCATCATCTGCAATTGCAACAACCGTGAACGAGTTAAGCGAACCAGGTGTAGCAGTATTATCTTTAATAAAGATAGTGTCGCCCGGTTTAAAGTAACGCTTAAACAGAGTTTCGGTACCAGATAGAGTATCACTTGTTGATGTTGTCGCAACAGTACCTGCCGCTTCTGATACACCACTAATTGTTGATGATTCAATTCTATGTGTGCCTGTTCCAGCAGTCAAAGCAATAGCTGCTCCAGAAGCCCAATCATCGCTCGAGGCTGCAAGTTGGATATATTCATCATCAACAACAATAACGTAATAATCATTATTATGGGTCAACCCACCAATACTTGCATTACCATTATTATTGTATGTTATAATTGTGCCATTTTGTAGTTTATGGCCTGATGATATATGAATATTATCATTTGCAATTGTGCTAGCATCTGTATCATAATCAATAGGATTAATCTGGAAGTTCGTTTGAATGCTTATGTCTGTATCTGTAGTGCTTGTAGCCGTGTATGCGCCATCAACAGCACCGATCTCAGCCGATGTTGTTTCAAACGACAATGTAGCCGCCCCTGAATTTGTTAAGTTGATTGTGAAATCGTTATTATTTTTCAATGCAATTCTGTCAGAGCTAACAACACTAGTCAAGTAATTTTGTTGATTAGTTAGAGTTGGATAAATGAAATCTGTTGCAATATCATCAATAATAGCTTGAGACAACTGCTGAGCTTGTGTCGTACCCCATGTTATTGCATCATCTACCGAAAACTGCACAAAAATTAACTTATCACCTTCGACAGTGTAATTGTTTGGATACACATATCCGTTGACGCTACTACGAGTGTAGGAATAAGCATTCACTCCAGTTGTGCTATTAAACACTGATCTATCACGTATTTTAATACACGCAACTATCATATCATTAGCAGAGCTTCCTCCGGCTCTAAGCCAAGAGCATGAGTAGTAATAGTTCTTACCATTTGAAGAATATGAAATTGCACTGGTATTCGATCCTGATCTAGATGTACCTTGACCAGACCAATACAAAGTCAAATACAGGTTCATACGAGCATAGCTATCCGTACCCATATCAGGTTCAAAAACTGCAGCGTAGTATGGAATTGTGGAGTTTGCAGTCCAGTCGGTTCCTACCGCACCTATTTTATAACCAGAGTATAGCGTTGAATTCCAAGGATTATATACGCTTGATGATGAAATATCATCTACATATGGAGTGACATATTGATAGGTATTGACACTAGGCAGGAGGTATTGCCCAGTATTATATGCGAACGTTGAGTATGAAATATTAGTTGAGGATGAGTCAGTAATACGAAATCCGCTTGTGGTGGTTGAAGTCGATAGATTAACTCTACCAGATAAGTTTGTCATATATGTATCAAGCGCACCATCAATTACGTTCCATGCGAATATATTTGTTTCACCTGGTTCGTGTACAACAGTACCAGATTGTGACGAAGGAGTTGTTCCGCCAGATGAATCAAATTTCAATTCAACATTGTCTGATAGCGAGTGTGCAGCAAGATAGAAGCTATTTTTAGTTGGATTGGCCTTGTTACCAACAAATGAATAACTTCCTGTTGCATCATAAATTCTTGCAGAACCTTGACTCCAAACAATTCTAAATCTATCGTCCGATACAGCTTCTACTGTGTAGTTTCCAGAACTTAAATTTGTTCGAGACGTATTGTTGTATTGAACGCCAAGAGTACCGCTATTAACAGTTAATGATAACGGCAATCCAGTCAGCATTTCGTGACCGGCGGCATAGAATGTGTCGCCTTCTTCGTCTTTTTTCAACGGCACCCAAAATGCTGTTCTACTTGAGTAGCTATCTGTAAAGCCGTTGCGACTGTTTGTAGAAGTACCATATGAATAGAATCGAATATATCTTTGTGTAAAGATGTTGCCAGAATAAAAACTACTTGTATAATAACTGCCAGCAAATATAGAATCGTCTTCAATCCAATTATATACGCCCGGTGTTGTGGAGGATTCGCCGTAAGATGAGTTCAATGTACTTGACTGATAATACGAAAGATTTTGATATCCGTGGAGCGCAGCCGTACCAAACAAAATGCCCTTTCCGCTACTGCTGGTATAAGTAGATGCGTTACCCAATCCGTATCCCGAACCAAAGTATGATGCTAAGTCCCAACCAGATCCTACACCATTGTTACTATATGCACGTGTGTAGCCATAAGCGTAAGAATCGTTTGCTAATTTGGAACCTGACAATAGTTCATAAACAACACCGATACACGCACGACCATAGTTGTATGTGCCAGCAGATGAAAAGTTGATTGCAGCACCGTTATATGTTGTAGTAAGTTGGATTGTGTTATCATCAACCCTTTTGATGTAATAAACAGTCATTCTTGACAACCCACCAATTTGTGTGTCGCCAGAAGGTGGAATATAGAGAACACAATCATTGTCTCTCATTCCATGAGAGGTCCATGTGATTGTATTATTTGTTGTGTCAACACCCGATGCATTGAACTTTGTCGAATGCATAGGAATATACTGTTTTGTTTCAGTAAGTGTTTGATCAAACGAAGTCAAATCAAAAGCTAGAGTATCTTCATAATCAACGTATGGTCGACCATCGGGTGCAGTTGATGTTGTTGAGTTAGTTAGACCCAATGTCTTCTTAGCAATAGTATTTGTCAGATAGAAGTTAGAATCTTGAACAAAACCGTGTGGGTTTGGAGTACTAATTGTCAGTGTCGAGTTAGCGGCCTCATCTGTGCTAAATCCATTATCTTTATCATACGTAATTTGCGACCCACTGTAGAACTGACCTGGTGTAACCGCAGTGTAAGAAGAACCTATTGAACCTGTAATAGTCTGATTAGCATTAGCTTGATAGATGAAAGAGTTTGGCAATACACTCTTTACTAGAAACTTACCTTCCGCTGTTCGAGATGCAAGACCTTGAACATCAATAGGTGTGCCAACAACTAGACCATGCGGAATTGATGTGCTCACCGTGATTAAATCTGATCCAGCAGAGGCAGTAATATCAGTGATGAANGCAATTGCCGCATCGCCATCTGCGACATAGTACGANGGAACGTTTTGAGAAAGTTCAACAGTTTCCCATTTAGTTGGCTGAAGACCATATTCAAAGTCAGTATCGATAAGGTTTTGAGGAGTCGATACACGAATTTTATGCACAGGATCCACATATGACTCATGCATATCCATGTCTTGATGTGGCGTATCTACGATAATCTGAAGAACACTATCATCGGTTGACCCCGCAGCTGAGGTGTCAAAATCTAAAGTGATGGTAGTTAACTCAGTTTGCTCATTGAATACTACCGAACTTGCACCTTTCGCTGAATCCGCAAAGTTGTAAATGATAGTGCCTGTGCTAACGTCTGTTATAAGAAGTAGCTCTTCTTGTTTCACATACGCTTCAACAGTAATCGTATCATTTACTGAGTCAAAAGTGTAGTAAGAATTAATAATCTTCTTTGCCATTTTATATTATCCTAATGCAATTGAGTAAGCGATGGCGATTGCAGATGTAACACCCCCGCTGCCTCCTCCTTGGACTGATGCACCGCCAATGGTAACATCCCCGCCCGAACCAACAACAACATCTCCTGCAACATTTAAATCGTTACTAAGATGCGCGTCTCTAAATTTTGCTGTTGAGTGTCCCAAATCAGCGTCTGTATGTCCTGGAACTAGTCCATTATCAACTGTAAATGCTACTTTTGCCATTATTATCTCCTTTATGAATCAATTAGCGTATAGGCAACCTTTACAGTTGAACTATTTGCTGAGGACATTGTCACTTCAAGTGCCGTATTTGTCGAAACATTAGCAACATCAAATGAGGCAAGAGCGCTGGCAGACGTATACATAGTACCATAGGTTGTAATCTTAGGTGTTCCTCCATTAACCGTTAAAATTAAGGCTTCTGTAATTTGAGTATCGCCTGTTGTTCCGTCCGTGATTGTTATAATTAATTTAGATCCAACGTAATCTGCGCTTGCATACATTACAACATTTGTTGCATTTGTTGTTGCAATTGTAGAGGTTAAGCTACCTTCTTTACGATGGTTACCTACTTGCAGCGTACCAGAAGTCGACACATTACCAGAAGAATCAACAGTAACAAGTTCGTGATTATCTAGAGTTGTAGAGTTAAAACCCCAAATAGCAATCTCATCACCATTCTCTGCGGCTGTTACAAGTGTTACAATACCTGTACTCTGTACAAATGACCACTGGCTATCATCTAGGTAAACACCATTTTTGAATACCTGAACCTTGTCGTGTGTATTTACCGAGGTACCAAATGTCGATGTTGTTGAAGTCACATTGTAATAGTAATCTTCATATCCTGCGTAGCCAGCTTGTGCCCCACCGCCACCTGACACTGTAGTGAATGAGAAGTTACCGGAACCATCAGTCTGAAGTACTTGACCAGAAGTGCCGTCACTAATACCAAAGTCCAAAATAGATGTTGGTGTGCTTGTAAAGTTTGTGTAGTCAAGGTAGTGAGAGCCTTCTTGACCGTCAAGCAAGTCTGCATCTAGTCCAGAGGTTGTTCCATCAACTGTTTTAATTGCAGTCAACAACTCACTGGCGGTTGAATATGTTTCGCTTGTTAGATACCCAGAAGCGTTATTAAAAGAAATAACACCTGTTGCGCTATCATAACTAATATCACCCGTACCGCTAATTGCACCTCTTGCACGTGTGGCTGTGTGATAGAGGTTTGTGCCTTCAGACAAATCAGTTGTCGATTTGTTACTAAAGTCTGTATTGAATCTTGTAGTCGTATAGTAAAGATTTGTTGAACCTTCAGCCAGATCATCTGTATCAAATCCTGTTAGGTTATGAGTAGATATGTTTAGACCCCAACCCATATACTCATGCGCTGAACACTGATAATAAAGTGTCGCAGGAGTTGATTCGCTAACAACAATTTCTGTGTATGCGCCTGCAGAACCAGGCGTGCCGTTGTTTGTTACGCCAGTTGTATATGCAGTTGTTTTACCTTCATCATAATAGAATACAAGCGGATGACCTGAGTTAGACGCATCTGACTGGTCAAAGCGATATGTCATTCCGGGAACCATATGCAAGAATGGCGCAAATGTTCCGTTTATCTTGTAGCCGTTTGCTGATCCATTATTGAATTGTGGATGTGTTGCGTCTTTTGTATCAACAGTAACAGTGTATGTTTTTACATTTTCATATTGTATATTATTCGATTCACTTGTTAAGTATCCACTCAGATCGGGCGGTGTGTATGTGAATACACCGCTTGTATTATTATAAGAGAGATTTGCTGTGCCAGCGGTTGCAACTGTTACGGATAAATCTGTTAATCCGATTCCGCCACTACCACCAGAAACAGTAGTAAACGTTAGACTACCGGAACCATCGGTTGTTAATACCTGACCTGCGCTTCCGTCAGACGTTGGGAATGAATATGCATCATTAAATCTGATTACACCAGTCGAACTAACTTCAATGCGTGTAGATCCACCAAATGGACCTGTTTTAAATGTTAATTTGTTTTCTACCCCAACGCCAAAGTCATAAGTGTTTTCGACTATAACATTACCTCGGCGTGAACTGCTATTACCAACGCCACCGCTATACGCACCACCTTGTAAACTTACATCACCGCCTAATGACGAATAAGAATTGCTAGGAGCTTTGCCTGTACCGCCTCTAAGTACAAGTTCGCCACCTTTACCATCTCCTATCACTGGGATGGTATCGCCTGCTTTAAGTAATGTCACCAAAGTGCCTGTGTTACCACCTTGTAATTCTAAACTTGCACCAGGAATAGAAGCAATCGGTTCGGTACGACCTCTAATTATTCTACCATTAACGTCAAGATCACCACCTAGTTGAGGAGTAGTATCTTCAACGATATTTGAAATGCCGCTTAAAGCTCCTATCTCTACAACAGATTCGGTGCCATCATCTTTTTTGATAAACATTTTACCATCATATGTATTGATGGCAACTTCTCCAAGAGCTAGAGAAGAAGTGGAGGGTACAGCGGCCGGCGTAGCCGACCGCTTTAGCTTAATAGTTTGTGCCATGTGGCTCTCCTAATAATACGTATATACGCTGGAGTTGAAAAAGTTTTTTAGAATGTTCCGCCATCAAGTTGAGTTACAGAGAGAACTCCGGCAAGGTAGGATAGGCCATCCCCTGCAAGCGAAGACTTAAGTTGTAAGTCTCCTGCAGATATCTCAATACCTCCAGCAGAAGCAACATTTACAGTAAATTCGCTACCTGTTAAGGTTAGTCCTGCACCTGCAGTATAAGTACCTGCTCCTGAGAACTGTACAAAAGATACCGCATCTGTGCCTACAGTAGCTACTGGCTCACCTAATACCCAACCTGTATCAGCATACTGAGTACCATGAGTAACAAATATGAAGTCACCCCCCGCCATTTCTGCAGGAGTATCAAAATCTTCAGCACGAGTCAAGACAGTTGTCGAGGTTAGAACATAAATACCATTATGAGCAGAAGTTGCTTCACCTGCAACAATGATGCGATCACCGGTGGTAATATCTGTATCGCCGTCTAAATCTCCGCCCGGTATATCAAGAGCAGTAGAAAGAGTTAGGGTTGCTCCTACGCCTGAAGTCCCGTTGTCATAAGTAACTGTATTACCAGTTATAGTAGCAAGAGGGCTTGTAATAATAGCATGAGCAGCGGCATGTACATGTAAGCCTTCTGCAACGGTATCAACATAGTTTTTAGTAGCTGCATCTGAACCATTTACTGGTTCTGCTAGTCCAGTAATTCGAGAGCTATTAACAGATACAGAGCCAGAGCCATTAGGATTAAGAGATATATCTCCATTAGTATCCGTAGATGCAATTTGATTGCCATTAAAGTTTAGATTATCAACCGTAAGTTCTGTTACTCCTGCTAAAGAAGTAGAAGTAGTTCCAAGTTCTAGAGTAGTGGAGCCTAAAGTTACAGATGAATTTGCAAGTTTTGCATTTGTAATCGCACCCGTGGCAATAGTAAAATCACCAGTTGCAGAAGTATAAGTAATACCTCCAGAAGCTGTAAAATGAGAACGAATCTCTGCTGCAGAAGGTCCAGTATAAGTAATGACTCCAGTAGAAGAGTTATAACTTAAAGATCCATCGCCTCCCGCATCAGTAACACTAATAGCTGAACGTGAACGAGTATCTGTATAGTAAAGGTTTGTTGCACCTTCAGATAAATCGTCAGTATCGGCTAATGCAAGTTTTGAATCGAACATTGCTTCGCCGCGTGCAGTCGTCCAATAAAGGTTAGTTACCCCTTCGGATACATTATCAGTTGTTTTGTTGGCTAAATCAGCATCAAAGTCGGCCGATTTGTAAGTGGTTACACTAAATTCACCGGTTGTACTGTTATAGCTTAAATCACCCGCTGCACTAAAGAGCCCTCGAACTTCTGCATCTGTACGCTCTGTAAAAGAGAACTCTCCAGTAGTAGAGTTATAGGATAAATCTCCTGCAGCACTAACTAATCCACGTATTTCTGCGTCTGAAAGACCTGTAAAAGTAACTTCATTATTTGTAACAGTAGCGGTAATATTTGTACCACCAGTAAAAGTGAGAGTTTCTCCTGTAGTAAACGTATCCGAGCTAGTACCATCAGATAGAGTAAAGCTTCCAGAAGGAATAGCTGCCCAAGAAAGTTGTCCACTACCGTTTGTCTTTAGAAAGTAATTTGCCAGACCATCTGCTTGAGGCCAATTTTGTCCGTCAAGGATTAGGTTTCCTGTGCCATTTGGAGTGATTTCTATGTCGCCGTTAAGATCAGTGGAGACAATAGAGTTACCATTTAAAGTAATATTATCAACATTTAATACGTCAAGCTTACTGCTTGAATCAACAATAAGAGCACTACTAGCAGTTACAGTTCCTGCAGTATGATCGAGCAAGTCGGTAAAAAACTTACCACCAATGGCATCTATATCTCCCGTACCACCTCCAGGACGACCTATAAACAGTTTATTGCTGTTTGCAGAATACGCCAGTTCTCCGTTTTGTAAGCTAGAAGGAGACGCTGTAGTAGTACTTCTTTTAATTTTCAATATTTGAGTCATTTTAAAAATTCCATTGGGCTAAAAAGCCCCTGCGTCCACCGTATCGGAATTAGGAGAGTCGTTGCCTATCATTATAGGAACCCACTCTACTACTCCTGGACTTACTTCTCGGTAAACATAGAGTTGCTGTGTGTCCGGGTTATACCATTGGTCTCCTTGCTCAAGATTAGAGCCAGTAGGAATATCTACAGAACGAAAAGACTGATCTGCAAGTTGCTGTAATGCTTCTTGTAAGTTTTCAGCAGTTATACTATTGTAAGGAGTTACTAAAACATTTTCTGAAGACATTTCTAGCCCTAAGCTAGAAACAAATGCTAAGTTAGCAGTAACTTCAGTTACAGAAGTAGATACCTCAAGCTGAGATATATATGGAGCTATTTCTATAGTAATTGCCATTATCTTGTAACTTCTTGAGTAATTGTAACTTGACCTTCAAGTAGTCTTGTTACATTTACATCGCCTGAAGAATAAATTTCTAAATCGTAGAAGTATAAACCAGCAGAAATTGCACTAGTCACTCCATTTGCTAACTCCATCTTTATTTTTCCGCCGACAGCATCTACAACTGTACAAGTAAACGAAGCTACTAAAGTTGCATCCGCTTTTTTTGAACGCATCTGAGCTCGGGCACTCCACCCAGTTAAATTTTTAGGGGATCCATCCTCAGAAAGAGTCAACTGAATCGCAAAATCCGATCCTTGATCTATTATAAGGTTATAAGCTGCAGCAGTCATTCTTTTTTCTCCATGTTGAAATTATAACAAAGCGAACATTTTAAGTCAAGAAATATTTTTGGTCAGGTATTTGTTTATACTAATTCGTACCTAACTAATCCAATTTCGTTCTCGCGTTTCGAAAGTTCAATTTCGTGTATAGCTTTTAATTGGGTTAAAAACTCTTCTCCACCATTTGCTTGTATAACCCAATTTGCTAGAGTATCCGTACTTATTTGATCTACAGGAATAAAGGTATCTTGAGATAAAGCGGTTACATCGAGTACTGCTTCAACCATTCCTTGCGTTGAGACCCCGTTGCGAGAGAAAGTAATCTTTAAAAGTGCTTTTCCTACTACATTTGTAAAAGCTTCTTTTTCAGGATAGACAAATAAGTCTAGTATTTCATAAGTTGTTTCTATCATGTTGTTATTCCTCCATAAAAAGATATTATTGCTATACTCTTGCTATATCTGCTACACTATAATTTACACCTCCAAGAGGTTGATTAGTAAATGTCCAAGTGCCGGGTTTTTTAAAATAGGTGTAACCACCAACGCTGTAACTAAACGGGACTCCGAAAGAGGTACCACTAAACGATGCTATTTGTGCATTATTCCAGTATATTAGCACTGTCCAAGGGGAGCTTTGTCTTTGTGCCCATCCATAAATAGTACCAGAAAGACTGGCACTTGTATAAGTAACTTTAGTAGCCCCTCGCAACTCATACATACTTATAGTACTTCCGGATGCTGGATTTATTCCATCCGCACCAGAGTACTGACTATTCGCTGCTAAATATCTAATATTTGATGAATTAAGAGAGAGCGTAGCGTTTGAAGAATTGCCTAGCTCAGTATTTATATTAGCAAAACTAATTGATCCACTAGTTGGAAGAGTCATTCTTCAATTCCTCTACTTCAGCTTTTAATTCTTTAATTGCTTCTATTAATAAACCTACTAAATTACCATAAGCAAGTGTTAGAGTGCCATCTTCTGTATGTCCTACAGCTTCTGGTAATATCTTCAATACGTCTTGTGCAATAAGTCCTGTTTGGCTTTCTCCTGTATCTATACGGTCAAATGTGTAACCTGTTAGTGCAGATACTTTCTCTAAAGCATTTGGTATTACCTCTAAATTTTGCTTTAGTTTAACATCTGAATAAGCAGTGATATTACCTCCAGCAGTAATAGCTCCACCAACAACTAAATTTAGAGCGAATAAACCTGTTCCATCTGATTGCAAAGTTATGCCGGTATCGTTATACCCTCCTCCAAAATAAGCACTTCCATCTACGGTTAAGCTACCGTTAAACGATCCAGAGCCCGTGCTAGATATTGTGACCCCGCTACTGCCATATCCTCCTGCAAATGTTGAAGTACTACCAGAAGAAAATGTTCCTTTTACTATAACATTTCCATCGAACGATCCAGAGCCCGTGCTAGATAGTGTGACGCCGCTGCTGCCATAGCCTCCTCCAACATTAAGACTTGTTGGATTAAAACTCCCTGCTGTTATACTTCCATCTACGATCAGATTTCCATTAAACGATCCAGATCCCGTATCAGATATTGTAACCCCGCTACTACCGTATCCTCCCGCAAAATTAGTTGTAGAGTATGTATCGAAAATACCGTCTACTCTAGCGGTTCCACGAAAATGTGAGGTAGTCTTAGTAAGAGTAGTTCCGTCATAAAAAGAACCTCCACCAATATAAATTTGACCTCCAGTTGCAACTTCAAGAGTAGGTAATCCATTTTGTCTAACAAGAAAAGCTGAAGTACCTTCACCAATTTTTACCACCATATCATTGTTATCGGCCCAAGAAGCAGTGGAATTTTTGTAGAAAGACGCAACAATTCCGCTGGTAGAGGCAAAAGCTGCTGCAGATGTAGAAGAAGTTCCTGCAGTAGATATAGCCACAAGAGCCGTAGAGTTAGTAGTATCTGTAGTCGTAAATAAGCCCGCAGTAGTATAGTTAGTGCTCTCTACAGCTATACCAGTGGTCGATAGCCCAAAAGAATAATCTGTCTCAACTGTTCTAACCCCACTTTTTATTTTATCTACGGTTAAAGTATTGGTTTGTATAAATCCGCCATCTATTTGGGTTACAGTAGCTCCATTATACTCTAATTCATTTGATCCTCCAGTACCTGTTCCAGAGCTAAAGGTTACAACGCCTGCAAAATTATGTCCTAAAGTAGCGGAATCAATGCTTAGCCCTGTACTTGTAGAATTTGCAGTAGTTTCCAAAGCTTTCCATCTACGTACATAGTATTGTGCGCTGGTACCTGCCCCCATTTCTGGAGGTATAGTGTTCCATTGAGTACTACCTGTGCCTATATTTGTACCTGAAACAGCTCCTGTACTCCATGTATAAATACCGCTCGGAGTAGTTGCAGGAGTTCCTGCAGATTGATAATATAAGTACCCCTCTGCTCTTCTTAGCCCATTTGCTCCTGTAGCTCCCGGTAGCCCATTTGTTCCTGCACTAGATTTACTAAAAGTTTGTTTTTGAGTACCAGTAACTAAGTTCTCTATATTAAGTGTATAAGTAATTAGTGCGGTATCGGCAGTCATGTTACTATGATCACCAATTGTAAACGGGTTACCAGTAACACTTGTAGTTCCTGCAGTAATATTACTTGCACTTACACTTACAGAAAATTGTCCTGCAGCAGGTGTACCTGTAACACTATTTAATTCTACGCCACCTTTATATACTTCTATAGAAGTTCCCGATTCAGAATAAGTACTAACAGTTCCAGAACTGTCAGCTGTAAAAGAGTGAGCTGCATTGGTCATAACTACCGTATAACCATCTATACCATCGTCGCCGTCTACCCCATCGGCCACGTAAAATATAGATATAGTATCAAAAGCTATTTCAGTCGTAGGAGCTGCAGCCTCTGCTACTCCTACACGAATGCTTAAAGGATTCCCTGCCCAACCAGAAGATAGACTTGGAATAGTATAACTAAATGTATCAGAATCTCCTGTTCCATCAGTATAAGAGGTTTCGTCAGTTATACCGTCTCCTGTAAACTTAAAGTAAGGGTCTGTAAAGTTTGAAGCAGTTGCAGTAAATGTTAAAGTGCCGCTAGGAGAAGGATTTGCTCCTGTATCATCATAAACTACAGAGTAGTCATTAGAAGTTAAACGAACTAACTTTCCTGCCCCGCCTGCTGCTCCGTCTTTTACAAAAGGTATAGTAATATCTGCAGTAGACTGTTTGTTTGTATTACTTTCATCTAGTTCTTCCGCTACTGTGACAGAGAATACTAAGTCGGTTAAACTATACTCATCTACTTTATCAAGAGTTTTTGTAGCTACAAAGTTCGTTCCAGCAGAAAATACAGTATCTGCTGTCTGAGATATTTCAGAATTATCAAACCCGGTTCCTGTAAATTTAAACACAGGATTTTTATACCCAAAAGCAGTAGCAGTTAATATTAAATTAGTATAGTTAGTAGTGAGTACTTCATCCCCATCAAAATTAAGGAAAGTAGGATTTACAGTAAGTATAACATTTCTAGGAGACTTGCCTAAATCTGGATTTATAGCTAAATTTATAGGGTACGCCTTAAAAGTCCCGCTGTCATTTCTAACTGAATAAATAACAGAATCATCATTCTTATTAAATCTAAATTCATTTCTATATGCTTCTACGGAAGATATAGCAGTAGAAAAGCTCTTATCTATACGAACATCTGTGGCTGAAGCAATATAAACTACTTTAGCTGCTTGAGTGCTGCTAAACTTAATAATATCTCCGACCTGAAGAGAAGTATCAAAACCACTACCAGTAACTTTATTTGAGTCTGCAGATACACTTACTGTTCCTATAGAAGTCCAGTTACTTGTGTGCGTAGTATTTCCTGTTCCTGCGTTATAGAAATATCCATACCCTAAGTCTTGGTCTTTGTAGTATTTAATCAGCTTGAGTGGATCAGTATCGTCTCCATCAATCATTATGTAATGAGAAGCAAGCTCTGCCTCATCATTCGTAAAGGTAGAGAAATCTAAAGAAGGTATAGTACTACAATCCTGAGTATACTCAGTTACAGGAATACCATCAAACGTTCTTACTAATTGAGGATTGCCTATAGGGGATAAAGAGTATGCCTTATCCTCTAAAGTAAAAGTACCTACAGAAGTTACAAATGCAGGAGACGATAAAACTCCTCCCAAAGCCATGCCAAACACTCGAGGAACGGCTTGGCGTGCAGGATCCTCTATAGTGAAGGTTGTTTTTGTAGTATCTGATCTTCTTCCGTTTTGGGCTACTGTACGAACTGCAAGCGTAAAAGTACCTATCGGTAAATCTAACCCTGATAAGCTAGTTTGATTTCTAGAAACTTTAAGAGTAGTAGGGAACCCAGGAATATTACCTGAAACCTCAAAATAATCTATATAATCATAAACATTACCGTTTGAGTCTAGGGGGTTGTCCCAACTTAAAATAACGTCATCTTTTAGTTGCCCAGAATTTAAATCACTAATTATTACATAAGCATTACGAGGCGCAGGAATACTTTCCGTCGAATCAGGAGGACTGAAAACAGGGTCTTGAGTAGATAATACAAAATTATCGTCTACAGCCGCATATTTTTCATTATAAAACTCTACTGCAGTAATTCCATAAATGTTCTTAGACTCTTCAGATATAGAAAGAATCTTATACATTTTTTTAGAGCCTTCTACTTCTACGCCAGAAATACTTTCTTTCAATACCCAAACACTTTCTGCGCTTGGAGTAGTAGAGAACGCACCACTAACAGTAAGAGAAGTTATTCCCGTGCCAGAAGCTGTAGAAACTGTTTGAGTCTCTACATTTGTATAAGGCTTCCAAGTTACGTCTACATAATCACCACTATCGTCGAGTATATTACTCGCCTCATTTTCTGTATCAATAGTTGCACCCTCGATTACATCTCCACGAGAGTAGGAAACGGTTCCAATAGTAGCAGATTCTTGAGCAAGAGTAGCAACGCTATCAGTAAACAGTACACTAAGTTCATAGTCTGAGCCAGAGTTTAGCTCAATCTCACGATCCAAAGGTATTGTTGTAGTGTTACGAGTACCTGTATTACTAACTCGTCCACTATATTTTAAATTGCCTGGATAACGATCAGAGTCTTGAACATTGATAATATCCCCCGGAGCTATAAACGCTGCATTGATTGCTGTCTTGAAAGATACAAGCTCAGTTTGATTAACAGCCGTCCACAGTTTCCAACGACCATATCGAAGTGCTTGACCTTCAGTAGTTGCGCCAAAAGCTACTGCTTCTTCAGAGATAATTCTACCAGTGTTAATAATATTGTCACGATCTTCTACTATTAGATTCTCTAGCTTATAGTTTGCTGCAGGGTTATTCCAAGTTACAACTATTTGATTTGCACGAGTTTTACTGCCAGTAGTCTCATATCCAAATGCTCCATCAATAACATTTGATTTTGAGAAGTTATAAATAGGATCGCCAGGCTGGTCAGTAACAGTATAAACCTCACCATCCATCCAATAGATCATGCTTCGGAATACAGTGGCTAAGTCTTTTACTATTTTATAAGCATCAGACGCCTGCGTAAAGTAAACATTTGTAGTAAATCGAGGCTCAAAACCACCTGCCCCGTCAGGAACGAGTTCATCACAGTATCGTGCAATTCGATAAAGAGCGTATTTATCAATCTCATCTTCATTCAACCAATCTCCAAGACCATAACGATTGTTTGTAAGAATATCGTAGAATACCCAAGCAGGATTGTTTGTATAAACTTTATCCGCACGGAAATTTCCATCCCAGTCTTGATAAGATGAAGTGATAGCACCCGTAGATACGTTTCGATTGTATGTAGCAGTACTGTTTACACCTTCATCTCTCGTAACATAGTTTGAAGGTACTTTTACTTTTATGCCCTTACAGTGGTAAGTTCGAGTAGGAACATTCTGAAAATCTTTTGAGTTTATTCTTACTTTTGCCATTGCAGTAAGAGGATAAGAAAGATTTTCTTTAATAATACTATTTAAAGAGGTAATTGAACCATCAGACTGAGTAGTATAATTAGTATTTACAGTATTTGTTCCAGCATTGTAGGCTTGGTCGTTATTTGTAGTACGTGTTATCTTTACCTTAAAATCTGTAAAAGGCTGGTACTGTCGCATATCTATTATTTCTTCAAATATGCGAGGAGCGTTACTTTGAGCTAAGTGCTCAACATTTTGAGTTATATTTTGGTAAGCCCCAAAAGCACCATCTCTCTCTACTGCAACATACATATTGTATCGTACAGTTGCTGCTGTCTGCTCACCTTTTTCGTTACGATTCCATAGCTGCCCGTATGTAAAAGTTACTCGAACTTCATCTACTTCTTCTGCTTGAGCTGTTGTAAGTCCAAAGCCAGAAGCAGACGTACCTGTGTACTCTACAGTAGGATTATCTGTTTCTCCAGTGTCTGCATAAAGAACAGGGCTAAAAGGAGAAAAAGAGCCTCCAGGTCCTAATGCTATAGAGCCTACGCCTGTTCCTGCAGCATCTGAAAAAGCAGGCTGTATTAAGTTACCGTTTCTAAACTGTACATCAAAGCTGTTGTGTTTTGAACCACTAGATACTCGATCAATAAGAGAAACTGTCTCATAGCTTGTACCGCTCAAATCACACTTATAACTACCAGTATTACCTGGAAAATTAGAGGCAAGAGTTAAAGTATTCGAAGATATAGAGCTTACTTGAAACTTTCCATCAACAACTACAGTATATGTTCCGTTTGATAGAGCAGGATTAAGATCCATGCCAGGTAAAGGAATACATTTAGCCACTGTACTAGAAGTATAACTTTCTACGTATCCTTCAAATACCGTGCTTGAGTTTGAGTCCAATAGACGAATTATTGCTACTTGAGCAAAGTTTGTTCTATCATACTCCATTGCAGCAGTAAATATTCCAGTACTGGAAGTAATTGTTACAGAGTTTGCAGACCCCGTTACTGAACTACGAACAACAGAAGCTGAGCTCGAGCCATAGTTTCTTACAATAATAAACTTAGTACCATTTTCAGTATCGGCTTCTATATCTTTAGTATGCCCATTTCTATCGATAGTTACAGAAGTGCTATTAAGTGTAAAGTCAAACTCTACTGGAGTTTCTGATAATCTTACAAAACTTTGTGCAGTTACTTGGGCAGGGTCGTCATTTAGAAATACAGAAGTACCTCCATCTACGAGTCCATAGATAGGGCCTTCTGAGATGATATCAGTAAAAAGAATGTCTTGGCTATTTCTAGATGCAGTTACGCCTGTTATAGGATCTATTACTTGGCTTATATTTCCGCCGTTTCTCTCCATCTGGTCTTCGAAGTATCCTTCTATATCACCTTTTGGAAGATTTATTATTTCTCCATTGTATGTTATGGTATTGTCACTAGACGTGATTCTCTTTGACCCATGAATCATTTCAAAAGATACAGGATATCCAGGAACACGAAGCTCTCCATAAAGAAGAGGAATAGGCATACCTTCGACAATGTTTTGTTCTGCTCCATTAAATAAGTAGCCTTCATCTTCTTGATCTACTGCAGGGTCAGGAGCCATAAGTTGCTGAATGCCAGTTATAGCTAGGTTTGTTGCTAAAGCAAGAGCAGCATTTGCCAAAGTGGCAGGTACCCAACTAGTAGTGACAGAGGTCATATAGGTATAAAGACTCATTCCTCCAGTTGGTATAAATAGTATTGCAGCAATCAATGCTGCTGTAAGAATCTTGGCTCCCCCAGATTTAGAACCGGCAGCAATAGGAGTAATAATTATATCGCCTTCACGAAGAGGCAGTAAACATTCTAAGGGCGAGTCAAGTTCCTGTCCGCCAACTTCAATATGAAAACCAATATCACACTCAGCAGCATCTATAAAATATTTCTTAAGTCCAGGCTTATTTGCATCTAGTAGACGCAGGGCATCCTTAACGCTATCTCCATAAAAAGAGTGCTGTGCTCCAAATTTTAAAGCGAGTTCGCCTTCAAGATAAATGCTACGTTTCATATCTGTATATTCCAGTTAAGTACTTTTTCCATAAAGGATATAAATTTTCTCTACAAGAAAGTCTATTTACGGCATGATGAAAGAAAATATCATTACCAGTGTAGACCCCGCAATGGTTGGGAACCGAAGCTCCCATTGTAAATATCAATAAATCATTGGGCTGTAAGTTTTCTACTTTACTAAATCCCCATTCTTGAATATGTTCGTCTGTAAAGTAGTTATGCCCGTGTTCCCACCAATCATCTAAGTAGGGTAATCTGTTCTGTAATTCTAAACCTAAGTACTCTTTGTAATAGTCCTTACACGCCTCAAGACAGTCAAACTTACCAAACTCATACTCTCGTCCTATTAAAGGATTGACTTTTACTTTTGGTTCCAGTATATTTAATTTCATATCTGGATAGCTAAAAATATAGTAAGGTATTCCTAAAGAATTACAGTATTTTTTATCGTTCTCACTTGCTTCATTCGTCCAGTCTATATGGTTATGGACTATTGCGAAAATATCCGCCCGCCTCTTTACTGAAATATAGTCTGTAGGATCAAGTACAAAGTCTTCGTCTTCTTCTGCTAAATTTTTACAAGGAAAATATTGCTTTTTACCTTTTACTATTGCAATTATACCACAAGCCTCTCGTGGAAATTCTCCCCTAAAGTGCTCCTGAATCTCATCAATCATCTAAACTTTCGGCTTCCTATAAATGCTCCAAAAGGTAATATTTTGCCAGTATTTTTCTCGGTAGAAGGATCTGAATTACTACCACTGGGAGACTGAGGTTTAAATTGGAATCTACATTTACATGAAGATAGTTTTTTACCGCACACATCTCCCTTCGACCAATAAATAGAGTTTAATCCAGGGGCGTTGCCTGTGCTAGCAAGATTGCATTTCCATACTGTTATTTGATTTCCATCGTCATACTCTACGTACTGTCCCGCAGAATAAGCGGTTCCAGCAGAATAAGTAGTATAAGTTTTATATTGTCCGGCTGTCCAACCTGTCATAGTAGAACCTGCAGGAACTATGGGCTCGTCATCTTCTGTAAAATATGCCTTGTGCGTATTGACCCCGCCAGCGCCATCTGCATAAGAAACCACACTATTCTTATCCCAAATACAGCCGCCTTTTTGTGCTAAACTATAACCTTGATATTGCCAAGAACAGTACTTTCCTATAACCTTTCTATTAGGTAAAGTTATTCCTGATAGATCATAAGGAGCTGCTAGTTCATAAGTTACTGCAGTATTACTTTCTCCAGAGATTCTATCAATAATAAACTTACGAATAGGAAACTCTACGGGCGGACTAGCGTCCCCTATTTCTCCTACTAAGTATTTTTTAAGAGTAGTGCGTTTTGTAACTCTTTCGCCTACAAGATTCTCTGCTTTAATATTACCTATTGCTGCTGAGAAAGTATTTGCTACATTTGCAACTGTTAGACTAGGTCGATTAATAGCTCCATCAGCACCTAACTCTACCCCGTCCATTACAATTGGAAACGCAACATACTCTCTTATAGTATAAGGACTAGTACGATCTCTAAACTGTACAGTACTTAAATCTTCTTCTAAGCCTGAGTGAAAGTATAGAGTTGTGCCTTCTATAGTAATCTCATAAAGCTCTACTAGCTCACTTCCAGGTTCTTGTAGTTGTATTACTTCAATTAACTCGCTCATGCTTCATATACTCGTCTAAAAGTTGCTGATACTGAATAAAATCCATCATGCTGGTAACTTTGACTATAGTTTTGACAAACTACTTTAATTGCTAATTCTCCACCGACAGCGTTATCATCTGGTATTGTATAAGTAAAAGAAGTAACTCCTTTTAAAGATGCAAAGTATCCAGTAATACCATCAATCTCTGCTGCAGTACGATTATTAAACGTCACACTAAAAGTTTCGTCTATAGAATTAATACCGTCAGCAAGACGTTGCTCATAGCCATCTCCAAACTTAGCCACAAGTACACGAGGGGTAGACTGTCTTCCAATACCCCTGTCGGGCAGTATTTCTAATTCTCCCCCGACAGCGTTCTCATCTGGTATTTTAAATCCTAGTGCCATTTTGTTACTCCCTGTAGGTTACTTACCTATACTTTCTTTTTGATACCTTAAATCAGTTTGTATTATTAAAACTTGTTTTTGCAAATCTATTACTTGTTCTTCAAGTTTTCTAATGTCTGGAAATACATAATTGTTTTGATTGCTTCTAAGGCTTTTTGTTTCATCATAATTATTATCAATTTTTTCCATCACAGTTGCATACCCCCAAGTAGCAACCGACACTATAGCAAGAATTTGTATTAACCAGACTATGCTTATAGTGATTTCTGACTTATCATTAAGTTCAGGTGGCTTTGATGTCATTATGCGGCCCCGTAGGGATTTAATATACCTCCTGAGCGTTTTTGATTTTGTAGCTCTTGCTGTACTGCTCTTGCAATAACTTGTCCAAGATTTCCTGCTTGTGCAGAATCTTGTTGAGTATTTGTAGACGCATTTCCTTGATTATCAACAGATACGTTTACAGTAACATTATTTTGCTGTCCTGCACCCTGCATACTTACAGGAATTGACTTTCCGTCTGGCAAAGGAACTACAGCTTCTGTTCCATGTAACATTGCTGGGTATCCCGCGTTTGCTCCACGAGCAATACCTCCAGAAGCATATCCATTCATGTCTTTTCCGTTTGAAACTATTCCTCCATACCTTTTTGAGGGTACTCCTAAGAAGTTTCCAAAGCTGCTTCCCCCTAGTGCGCCTTCTAGTAGTCTCATCATTAACATTTTTGCTATAATATCTCCTAAGTTTTTTAGCATACTTAGAGCCATGTCTGCAAAAGCTTGTTTGGCTGATTTAGTTCCGTCTATTAAAGAAGAAAACGCAGAAGAGAGACTACTTTGAAGAGTATTACCTAATTGAAGACCCATACTTTTAATATCGTCCATGCCATCTTCAGTAACTTTTATATTTTCAAGAGTGGCAGCTCTTCTATTGCCTAACTCTTCTAGCTCTTGTGCAATTGCTGCAATTCTTAATGAACTAATATCAGTTCCAAGCTCTAAAGTCCTGGCTTCGATTGTAGCATCTATGGTTTTTAATTCCAGTAATTTTTCTCTAAGAGCTATCTCTGACTGTGCTCTAGTAGCAAACTCTCCTGAGAGTCTAGAGGTTTGCATTCTTTCAATATTTAACTCGCGCTCCTCTGTTTTAAGGCTAGAATATGTATTTGCTAGTGTAGTTAACTTATTCTCTAAGTCAGCTAGTCCCATTCCGGTAGCATCTTGAAACTCTTCATTTAATGCTGACGCTCCCATTCCTAGAGTGCCTACAGTATCCTCCATTGCTTTTCTTACGTCTCTGAGTTTAGCTTTTAAGTCATCTATGCCTTCTATAGAGCTAAAAGCTTCTGAAGGACTGGCCCCTACAACATCTAAAGTATTTCTAAATCCTTCAAAATTTGCAACTGCTTCTGCTCCAGACTTTTCAAGAGTTTGTACGTCTCCAATAAAAGCTGCTATTCCTAGTGGGGTAGAAAAGTCTGCATTTTGCCATTTTCGACCCAACTCTCCCATTAATCCTGGCAATTGAGATGCGTAGCCTAAAGCTTCTCGAAGCCCTGTAATCAGAGTACTCTGTCTTTCTGGATCTGTAGTATTAAGGGCAGATATTCCAATATTCGAAAGTCCTGTAGTGCTAACAGCTCTTGCTCCTATTAAAGCATCTTGAAAGCTTGTTGTATCTTTCAATTTTTTATAGTTTTCTATCATAGAGGCTAAAGATGAATTAAGACGATCAATATTTGTCTTTGCAGCATCAAACTTTTCATTTAAAACATCCTGGGCAAGTGCTCCTTCTTGAATGCTTTCAAGTCCTTCACCTAAATCACTCTTAGCAAACATGTCTACGAAACTTGCTGTACCTTCAGATACATCTCCTAGTACTTCAGTACCGGCTCTCATAGTAGCTATAAAATTGTCGAATTTTTCATCTACTATTGCTAATTTTTCTACATTTTCTGCAGCCGAGTTAAAATTTAAAAGCCTTAATCCAGCACCTATTTTTTCTCCTACTATTCTTATAAACCCTGTTAAGTATCCCACACTATTATCTAATAAGGTTAATATAGCATTTTGTACAAAAGTAATTACTTTTACTATTCCTTTTCCTGGGCCTGATTGTACAAATCTATCTACAAGCCCCAATATTGAGAGTGTAATATCATATATACTACGCTTTAGCTCCTTGAAACCTTCTATTAAGATAGTTATAGACCCAATTATTCCAAGAACTCCCAGAGCTTTATTGAGAACTTTTCCCGCAGTAGAAGCTACGTTGGACATACCTTTCATGGTAACTGCAAAGCCTTTGCCCCCTACTGCCCATACTTGCTTAATACGAAGCCAAGCCTTTTTATGCACAGATACAAATTTCATAGACCAAGTAGAGTGACTTGCAGTCATTTTCTTTAAGGTATCTTCAAAGTTTCGAACTCTCTTTATGTTTTCTCCTGCAAAAATACCTGTTGTTATTTGTCCAGTTTTTTTGTATTGAGCTTCAGCAGCTTTAAATGCTTTTCTAAGATTGCTCTCATCCGCTTTATTTAAAGAGGTAGGATCTGAAGCTAATTTTGTTAAAATTTTTGATGAGGAGCCTCTTTGTACAAAACCTGCAGCTTGTTTTTGCCCTTTTAAACTAGCCTTTGCTTTTGATTGTTCTAAAGCTGATATCGCTTGTTTTTGAGAATCAGTTAGAGATTTTATACTTGCAGAAGCCTTCTCAGACATTCTAGTAAAACGATCTCCTAAACTATCTATTGCTTCCCCCATTTCTTCTGTCGGGATAGCTGCTTTAAATATAGAGAGTCCTAACATTCCGAAAACTGCTATGGCTGCTACTGCTGATCTATTTATAATATTTGCGAAACCTTCAAAAATAGGTAAAACAAACTGAGTTGCTTTTTTAACTATCTCATCAAAAGTAACGCTTAATTGCTCGAAGGGATTTTTAAAATCTGCGGAGTCTAGTGAACCAAACATATTGTTTATCTGTCTATTTACTTCAGCTAATACAGCCTGGCCTCTTTCATACTCTGTTAAAGATTTTGCTGCTTTATTATTAGCGGCTGCAAATCTTTTTGTAGCTGTCTCTAGTCGAAGAGTGATTCCTAGTTCGTCTAGTAATTCTGGTTCTGCTTTTGATACACCTCTTAAAAGTCTATTGAAAGTATCTTCGTAACTTCTCCCTAGTGCTGCTGAAATTTTAACGGCATCATCAGTTAATTTTGTAAGCTGGCCTGTTGTAAAGCCTTTAGCTGCACCTATAGCCGCTGCTTCTGCGGCCTGTCCATAATTCAAATATCCTTGAGAAGCCTCTTGCAATGAAGTAGAGATTGAAGACAGCATAGACCCTGTACTAGCGGCGTAGGCATTTTGAGCAGATATTAAGTTCTTATAGTTTGCGGCCTGTGTAAGAAAATTAAATGCAGCGGATAGAGCAAAAACATTTGCAGCAAGAGTTGCATACGCAGGAACAAGCCCTCCGGTTATGCCCTGAGCCATCTTCGAAAAGTTTTTAGTACTGTTAGACGAGGCTTTAGCAGCGCCTTTTAAGCGTCTATCTGCATTTTGAGAGCCTGCTGCGAGACCGTTGAGACTATCCGCGGCTTTTTTAGCTTTGTTTCCAACGGCTTTTAAATTACCGTCATCGTCTACTTTTACTTTTATCTTTATCGTATTTTCAGCCATTAGCCTTGTACATTATGGGTGTAGTTCTTACCACCGCTTTTAGCTTTACGCTCTTCTGCTTTTCGTTTTCTATCTGCTTCTTCAGATCTATATCCCATTAATATTCTTTCATACAATTTCATAAAATATAATATAACTTTTGGATCTTGTACTTCGTAAATATCAAATAATTGTGAGCAATGTGACCAGTCTTTTCCACAATAAGTGCCGGACATACCTTCCCAGACATCTGATAGTAAATTAAACATAAAAAATGCCACTTGTACCTCTGCCGGAAAATCCGACTCGGTAAGTGGCATCTTTTGGGGATCGGGTTCTTCACCCAATTGCTCGCATATCTGTAGATATTGATCTATAGATATTGGTGAAGACTGTTCTTTCACATAACGAGCAAGTAAATCCTGAATATGGGCTACTTGCTCCCAGTAAAATTTTCAAGATTTGAAACAGTATCTGTAATCCAAGAATCAAAACTATTAGAATTACGCATTAGTAATTCCGCATTGTCTTGTGTAAAAGGTAGTTCATCGTCAGGATTCTGTTTCGAAATATCCACCAAAAGAAACTCTTCTAAGTATGAAAATTTCAAGCCAGACCAACCTTTGATAACTGCACTTACATACTCTTCCAGAAACTTATCTTCATCTAAATTTTCTTCTGGCTGATGAGTACGCTTATTAAATTTTGTGCTAACACATCTCTTTCGAAGTTTTAGTAATTCATCTCTGCCCAAGTAACAAATATCTACAGTAAATCCTTTATACCCAGGAAAGTCAATAGATACTGTCTTGCTTGGAGTTAATAAACTCGCTAATGAAACTGGAGCGGCTTTAGAAGTTACTGAATCTGTCATTGTATATCCTTTTATTGTTTTTATGAAAACAAGCGGGGGTTTTTACACCCCCACTTTTATTGTTATTAGTATAGAAGATCTCAACATAAAAGTCAAGAACTATTTTTCTATGCTAACACTATGCACCCTTGTAAGTAAGCGTAACTTCGTCTGTTAATTCAATGCTGCTTGGTAGAGCATTGAAATTCGTTTCAAGAGAAATTACATCTTCAATAGAGTGAGTAGGAATGTCTACGTGAGCAGTAGGCATTGCTAGCTCTAGTGCTGGAGCGGAAGTTCCACCAACTTTAAATGTAAGTGCAAAAGAGTTAGTAACAACATTTGAAATTGACTTAACATCTTGGAAGAAGTCAGTAGACTTATTTGTTCCAGCCGTATCTTTTAGTAGATAACAAGTAAAGCTTCCACTTACTGCTCGACCACCAGTTACGTGACCAATTGGAACATTCACTACACCTAGCTCTTCTGGAGTAATGTAAGTAATATTATTAGTAATAGTAATACTACCACCAGTAAGAGTAAGATCGTAAGAGGCTTCTAACTCATCAACAGTATCGCCATCAGGATCCTGAGTAGTAGGTACAATTGTTAATTGTGTGAGACGGTTACGAATAAAGTTGTCTGTGGCTGTAACGTCTTCGTAGATAGTAGCAGTAGGAAGACCTGTTGCTGTATCATCCACAATTTCTGCTGCAAAGCCTGACCAATCAATCATTGCAATACCGTCAATTTCAAAGTTAAGAGTTGCTTCATTAACAACGGCATTTGTTAACTTATACACTTTCTTGTTTGCATTACCTACAACAAAGTAGATACTTGCGGTACCTAGAGTAGACTTATTTGAGTTCGAAAAGTCAATATTTAAGTCTGTTGTATCCGCAGTAAATCCTGGGAAGGTATTGGATGCATAAGCAGCAGATCCTGCCATTAGTGCCCATAATACTTCTTCTACTGCGTGATGGTTTGCTGCTGTATCTGCAGCGCCCGCACCTGTTCCTGCTGAAACGAACGGACGTACATAAGTACTAAAAGACCACTCTGCTGGGGCTAGAGAGTCGTTAAATGCGCGACGACCCCGCTTACTAGTGCCTGCAGAATCTTCCATCTCTGAAAGAGCGATTTCAGATACGTTTGTAGCCTGTGAAAAACTGAAACCGTCGAGTACAGGAAGTTCCCATACATTGGCTCCAATTTCCACGTAAACTTTAGTATCGCGACTAAAATATAATTGTTGTGCCATTACTTTCTCCTATATTCTTGAAAAGACTTGGACTTGAACCTTTGTTCTTGCCAGTATTTTCTAGTATCGAACCTCTATTGTCATCTCACCGACTCCATATGGTTCAAGCACACCCTCATCAGTATCGATACTAATGATTGTGATTTGATGCGTATATTGTGCTACGCCTTTTCTATCTATATACTGCAGTCTGGAGTTATCCTCCAATACTACTTCTACATCTTCCAATAACTTATCTAAGTCTTCTACAGAGTCTTCGGAGTTTACGTAACATCTTAAAGTTACGCTCATAAAACGGTCTTTATAACCCCCACCTTGATACTCTCGAGTTTCTGACCCCGCATTTAAGTGTACTGCTGGAAATTCTTCTATCTCATCCCAGAATTTTAATCTTGGATGAACATTCTCAAATAAGTTTGTAAGGTATTCTCCGTTTCCATTAATACCTTTTAATTTATCTACTAGAGCATTTACAATGGCTTGCCTTCTAGTACTATAAGTTCTTGTAGCCATTATTGTCTCCTAGTGTATAATCTTCCGGTTACCATTTCTGCAGCTATTTCTCGTATTGATCTATCAATTAATTTACGAGGGTCTCTATCTGTGCTTCCTTGAGCGAATCCTGGCTCGAAAGTTTGATAGGGGTACAGTTGGTAAGTATACCCTACAGAAGGAAATCCTTGAGCTGTTTTACTTACGTCTGTAATTTTAACTCCTGACGCAAATCTTCCTGTCTGATATTCTAATCCAGGAAGATCCATGTTTTTTGCTACTACTGCATTAATTCTAGTATTTAAAGCCGCATATAGTTTTACTTGTGAAAACCCCGTGCTTTTTGGTTTTCTTGTCCTGCCTCTTGCCGGGGTTGCTTTTGAATTTTTTACTCTTCTTTTTGAAGTCCCTGCAATTACTGTTTTAACTGGTGCAGGCGATCTCTTTGGTTTTTTTGTCTTTTTTGTAGCTGTAACATTTCTAGCTTTTGTTAATGTACTTACTACTGTATGAGCCGTTAGCTCTAGTGAGTCTTCTTTTAGAGATTTACTTCCTTTTCTGTTCCACCAGTCTTGCTTAGACGCCCACGAAGAAATAGCTTCTTCTAACTTTGGTTTAATATTCTTCCAATCATTTGGCTCACTTCCTCCAAAGTTTTTTCTATAACTGCCAATATCTACTGAAATTAAATAATCTTCTTTAATTGATACATTTAAGTCCGAGTCTGTTTGAAACATTAAATCAAAGTCTCCAAACATATCTCTTAAAGATGTTATTTCTTCAGAGGACATAAAATCTGAAAAATACTTCGAAGTTTCTAAAAAAGCGAAAGCTTTAGTTAACTGCGCAGCTCCAATTGTAGTTCCTTTATGGTGTATTTCTATACCTGTTTTGAACTGAGCTACTTGACTAGCTTGTGCTGCTGCACTAAAATCCATTCCGGGATTTTGTTCAACAAGACTTTTTGCGTCCGTTAAAGTTTTATTAGATTGTTTTAATTTTCTATTAACATAACGAACTCCTGTTTTTTTAATAATTTCTAAAGGTACAGTAGAATTTTTATTACTTGTATAAACTACTACTCTTCCTTTTATACTTCCTGGCGCAAAATAAGATTTAGTCTTAGGATCTTTTAAATGATTTTCTAAGTCTTTTATTGCTGCTTTTGCTGCAAAATCAAAAATTTTCCAGCCTTTTGGATCAGGTAAGTCTGGGCTCTTTTCTAGAACTCTATTATACGAATCTCTATAGGATTCTTTAATATTTTCAAGCGTAATTGTAACAATGTGTTTATTTCTTGTAAGCTGCTTTCTGGTGCTTTTTCCATCGGCTATTCTAAAAACTTCTTTTAATAGTTTTTTTGTAAGCTGCTTTGACATTAGAAGTTTTTGTATAAGTCTAGAACGCGTTTAATATGGTCAGGGAAAGCAACATTATTACGCTGACTAGTACTTGCTTGATTTTGTACTGAAGCACCTGCAAGTGTGCGGCGCTCTTTGTGCTCATCTTTGATATAGTAAGTAATCAAATCAATAACTGCAAGCTGTAAATCTGCAGGAACAGTTTCATACCCCGCAGTGTAGACTACTCTTACCGCTCCAGGGCCTTTTGCCCAGTTACGATAATTTCTACCTCCAGTAGTTCTCATCACAGTATCAGTAGAACTATCGAAGTAATACTCATATGAAGCCTCTGTAAGCGTTACATAACTGTCTTGGTAAGAGTCTCTTTCTTCGACAGACACAATCGTGTTTACAGGACTTTCAGTAAGCTGTATTATGTGAGTATCCCAATTAATATTAATAACTTCTGTTTTATTAGTAGAGTAGTAGTCTACAATACTGTTACCGCAGTAAGTTTTTATTAATTGACTCACAGATGGAATCAAAGCCTCAATACGCAAGTCTTCTTTCGGAGACTGAATACCTTCAGCTTCTTTGTATTCTTCTAGTGTAATTAAGTTTGCCATATAAGTCAATTAATAAAAACTTGGGGGAGCGAACTCCCCCTCGTTTTCTGGTTCAGATTAAACTGCGAGGTCGATCTTAACAGCTGAACGGTTACCTGCTGTATCTGCAACCAACTCTTCAAAGCCGAGTGATTGAGTAGCAACGATAACACGACGCTGGTTACCAACTTCGTAGTCTTGCTCAACGCTAACGCCACGGAGACGTGGGATTGCGTAGTTACGAGTGTTAACGGCAAATGCAACTGGAACACCGTCTGCCTCTGAGCCGAAGCTGTCAGAAACGATAACAGGTGAGCCATAAACAGCACCGATTGCACCAGTGATCTTAGTAGCGATATCAGAACCTACGTCTGTGATATCTGCAAAACCGGCATCTTCGATAAGCTCGAAGTAACGAGCCTGGCTAACGATGTAGGCAACATCCATAGGATTGATACCATACTTACCCATGTCCTTACGACATGCAAGTAGTTTAGCCGCAGTAAGAGCCTCAGAACCCCCAATGCTAAGAGTATCAGCATTTGCAGTAGCATAACCGTCAAGGCCAGTAATTGAACCAGAACCGTTAACAATTGCATTATCAACAGCACGTGCGTGTGCACGAGCAACTGACTCAACGAGCATAGGCATCAAGTTAATGAGGACTTCTTCGTCAATGTGGTTATCCATGTAAGTCTGTGAGATCAGACGATAAGCATTCAGAATTACTTGTGAAGGCTTATAGCTGTTGTCTGAATCACCACGGTTTTCCAAGTTACCAGCAGCAGCTGCACCAGTTTGGAAAGTTGCAGGCTCTACGTCAGGCTGGATTGGAAGTACAGTAGCTGCACCATTTACAGGGATTTCGCGGAAAAGACCAGCAGTTCGGAGGTTAAGAGTAACTTCCTTCTCGATTTGACGAGAAACTTCTTGGTCAATATCAGCAGCAGTTGCAGCATATGCAATACCTGCTTTTTCTTGAATGTTACGAGCAAAGTTAGTATCCCAACCTTTGCCAGTCATAACACCTAGAAGGTGAGCGTGCATGAAGTCTTTGCCCCACTTAGTGAGGTCGCCTTGTGCGCCACGATCAGAGAAAGTACGCTTTGAATCGCGCATTTTCGCCATCTCTTCGCTCTTCTCTTCAAGCTCTTTCTTGAAAGAAGCGAGAACTTCGTTGTAGCTTGCATCTTTCTCAGCGAGTTTCGCTTCGAGGTCTTCTTGTAGACGCTCTGCACCAGTCTCAACAGCAGTAACTACCGCTGATTTAACTTGCTCTTCTTGAGCTGCTTTGGCTTCTGCCTCTGCTGCTGCTTTTTCTTGCTCAGCTTTTTCAGCTGCTTTTTGCTCGGCTTGCTTCATTGCAATATTAGCAGCAGTTTGCTCCGCTACTTTTTTAGCAAAAGCTTCCAAGTCGATTTCTGGAGTATTAACTTCAGACATTTTGATCTCCTGTTGTGCGGATAATTCCGCCTTTTCCGGTGTGTCACTAGCTACGCTAGAGGTATTGACCTCGTCCTTAGCCAGAGTCTGACCGGCTAGATCTACACGATTTGTGAAAGTTTTCTTGAACTCCTCATACTCATCCATCGAGTTAAAGGATTTCGCCAAAGAGAAAGTAGCTGCCTGATTGCAAGGTACGGAAACAACCGAAACTTCAAACAACTCAGCGTCCTTAATCATTAATCCATCAGTTTCCTTAATATAATCCGCATCCTTGACTCGGAAACCGACAGAAAAGGCTCCAAGGACACCGTCTTTAACTAACTCAGCAACATTGCCAGGGGCACTTTTGCTAATCTTGCATTCTAATTCCAGACCATTAGGACCAGCTTTCATACCAGTCGCACGACCAATTGGTCGATCATAGTCATGGTTGAAAAGAATAATAGGATTCTTTTCAAAGTTTGCTAGCCCACCTTTTGTCCATGCTTCGTGAGATATAGAATCTCCAGCACGGTCAAAGTCAGCAGTACTAGCCATCCCACGAATCATTACACTGCCATCTTCTGCAGCTTGTGATTTAAATGTGGAGGTAAGATTAAATATTTTTTCCATCTTCTTTTACCTCTGCTTTTGCAGGCTCAGCCTTGGGTACTTCAATTTTTACAGGCTTTGGCTTTGGTACTTCTATCTTTGGTTTTTCTATTTTTACTTCTGGTAATTTAGGTTTAGTAGCCATAAGCCAAAGTTCTGGCTCATTTCTTTCTAACATAATAACCATACGAGAGTAAGAACGAAAAATTCTACGAATGTTTGAAAGTAGAACTGGTTTATCTGCAGCTTCTACATATTCTGCTTGAGAAAGAACTTTTCCTTTTTCAGCAAAAAACATGGCTACATCTTGTAGTACTTTCTTGATTTGTGCCTTATTCGACATCTGTGTCTCCTTCGGTAGGTCTTCCACCCAAATCTGGGTTTGCTGCGCTGCCTGCAATATTCGCAGGAACTCTTAAATCGCTGTGACCTTCTACGGCTTCAAAACCTAGGTTATCACGAGCTTCATTTGGGGTAATAATTCCTGCGTTTACAAGAGCAGAATAGTATTGCGCGGAGTCGCGCAGTTCTGGTTGCAATGCTGGAATATTTGTAATATCTTCTGATAGCTCATACCCAAAAAATCTTTCTAAAGCAAAGTTTAATTTCTTTACTATAGGCAATACGGTTTCTAAATAATACAACCGCATATTCGGACGAAGATTAGCATTATTTCCAGAATCTAGTAAGATTGGAGGTACGCCAAGTGCTTTTAAAATAGTCTTTTCAGTTTCTTCTGTAGCACTTTGAAAGTCTAACTCTTTAAAGTTTACGTTTGAAATAGAGTCTACTTCAATACCACCATCAAGAATAAGAGGTCTACGGCCTCCTGCGTCTGGCTTATAACGTGCTTGCCAAGACATGAGCATACGCTCTTTAATTTTCTCTGAAAGAGTATTAGGACTTTTAAGTACGAGTCCTGGAACTGCACCATTCTTAAAGAAGTTATCTTGAAAAGATCTCATGCTCGACATTAACTTCATAGTACGAAGAGCAGGGCTTAAACGTGGAACTCCTCTATAAATAGAGTAGAACGAATTTTCTTTAACGTGAATAATTTCACTAGGAGAGTAAGTTATTCTCTCGTTAAAAGTAAACTTTTCAATGTAAGTAGTATCACTTGCATGAATAATCATCTTATCTGCTGGAAGATGATACAAGTGTACTCCATCAAAATAAATAAAGATATTTCCGTCAAGGATTAAATCAATAATACAGTTTCTACGAAAAGTATTTATATCCTGAAAAGGATTAGGCTCAGTATTGAGAAGAAGATCTACTCTACTGCGCTTTATACCTTTCTGTACGGCAGTGCCCTTTGTAGGCATTCCAACGATGGTATTAATTTCGGCAGCATCATCTACAATCATGTTGACGCCACGATTAACAATTTCTAATTCTTCGTAGGCACGCTCGTATGAATAAGTTGGCTCTCTAGTAGGCTCAATTTTATTATCGTAGTATGGTTGCGCAGGATTCAGTTTTTCTTCCAAATCTTCAGGCTTTCTACCTAGTAATGTATCATACCACGCCATGTTTAGTTCTCTGTATTTCTACCCAGTTCTCTTGCTTTTTAGCTGTAGCTAGAGAAGGATCTTTGCCATAAATAGAGTGTAGCTGTAGATGATGTGCATGGCATAAAGTTACTGTATAGTCATATAACTCTGCGTGCTTTTCTTCTATAAACTCATCTCTCCATACGACAATGTATTCGTCAGTATAGTGATCAGGGCGTGTAGCCTGTTTTTCTTTCAACCACTCAGAGAGTAGAGGACTTAAACTGTAAAAATGATGAAAGTCTAGTTTCTCTGTACTTTCACAAATGTAGCAAGCCCCTGCTTTTTGGTATTGGGACTTTGCTTTGTCCCGAATATACTTAACTCTGTCTCTTTTTAGCTGTGCCATGTGGTTTCTTTTCTACTTTGATAACGAAATTATAGCTAACTTGAGGTTTGTTGTCAAACACTATTTTTAACCATGTCCTATTAGAATGTGGTCTGCGAAGTTTCAAACGAGTACAAAGCATATCGAAGAGCATCTGCCATATGCGATGCTTTGTTATGCTTGGGCTTCTCCTTTAATAGATTAGGGTTTGGGTCCCATTGGTATTGGTCTAAGCAAGATAAAGTCTCGAAACACCTCTGATCTACAATAAGATTATTATTATCAACTATTGCTGCTACATGACCTATACCATCAATAATGGACTTCTTTGCATTTATTGTACTAATATCATAATTCTGCGCAAAGTCAAATCGAGTTTGAGCAGCCGCAGAATCTATGTAAATAAAGTCTATATCATACTTATTTATAGCATCTCTAATTTCTTCTGCATGTTTCTCTGTAGTTTTTTCAGAGTCGTAGTACTCTCCGAGTACATAATATTTTCCAGTATCCCAGTCATATGCTATTACACAAAAAGCGGTAGGATCTCTAAAGCCTACGTCTAACCCTGCGAATATATCCATACCAGTAGTGTCTAATTCTGATAAATCTGCAACACATTCTTCAGCATTAAAGTTCCAAATTTGTCCTTCATAAGTATTAAAATCCGCTTCGTATTCTTGCTTAAACTCTGACTCGCTCATAGACTTCTTGGCTTCGTCTACATCATGTTGACTCATGCGAGGATTATCTTTGTAGGTTGCTTTTATACTTATCCATTCAGGAAACTCAGCAGAGAATCCTCTGTCAAAAAATTTTGCAAACCAGTTATTCTTTCCTCGTGGAGTAGAAATAAAAATTGCTTTTGAATTATCTTTATCGAGTGTGGGGCGCAAAGAAACATTAAAAGCTTCCTCTCCGTCTGTAAGTGCCGCCTCATCAAAGATAATTAGATCGTAAGAACGCCCTACAGAAGAGTCTACCTGATTTACAGAACCCATTCGTACCGTAGAACCATTTGATATTTCTATAACTTTATCCTTTGCATTATCCCTTGTAACTTCGAGATCGAAGTGCTTAATAAGTGTTCTTTGCAGATCAAAGGAGATTTGAGAGAGGGAGTAGTTAGGGGACATGATAAGTATATTTGATTTTGGAACAAGTGAAACTAGTTGCCCTATAATATTTGCAATATAGGTTTTTCCCTGCCGTCTGGAGAGTGCTGCTGTCACAAAGCGATATTTTGGATTATTTATAGCATTTATAAGTGCTATTTGAGAGGGCAAAGGGTCGATTCCTAATAAATCCAGATAAGGATCAATAGGTAGTTTTAGAAATCGAGACCCTGAGTCTAGTTCTTGTATCTTTGTATATGGAACATCTACCCTACTAACTTGTACTGCCATTATTCTTTTTTTCCACTATTTGCGTATAAACCAAACCAAGCAGCTCCTGCTCCTACAATTACTGAAATTAGACCTGCTTGTTCCATGGTAGGGGCTTCTAAAGCCATAAACCATTTTGAACTTGAATAGAGTAAATAAATATAAGTAGTAATAAATATTCTTGGAAAGATACGCCAAGCATCTATTGCAACTGCCAAGTCTTTTATTTTTTGGTATCGAGCTTCCGGTGGGGGAGCTTCTGGAGCCGCTGCTGCTGCATCTTCAAGTTCATCAATACGATCTAGTAGAGCGTTGTATTTATCTAAGTCTACTTGTACTTCATTTCGAGTATTATCTTCCATTTAGTTTTCCAATTATACCGGATCTAGTATTAGATCGAATGACCCCGTTGCGGGAAAGTTATTTCCAGTAGTTGTTGCTCGGAAATCTATATCCATCTTCGGAGGAAGATAGAAAGGAACAGAGTAAGTTTGAGTAAAAGTTGTTTCGTATAACTCAAGCTGTGCACGTATTCGGAAAGTTCCTCCAAAGTCACGAGTATATAATTTAAACTCAGCGTCCCCTCCTTTACCAATACCTGCGGTAAACTGGGTTCCGTAAGCACGAGTATTCGCAGGCACGGTGTATACACACATAAGAGTTTGACTATCTCCTATTTTTATATGCCCTACGACAGTGCCTGTACCTGAAACTGTACGAGCAGTAATGGTTCCTACATTTGCTGCATCATCGCTATAAATCATACGATATATACGCTTAAAAGTATTTTGAGTAGGAACAGCTGTAAGTCCTGTCATTGTTACAGTTTCTTGTTGCAGAACATAATCTGCATCAAGACCATAAACCGTCAGAGACCCCGTATCGGAGGCAGAAGTACTAATAAGGTATAAAGTTTGGGGATTATCAAGTGCAGACCATGGGTACGCTCCGCCTTGTGTCCAAAGGGTTTGAGTGCCTGAAACAAGATTTGGATTTGCTCCAAATTTGTGTTCAAAAACGTAGTCTCGTTCTGCGCCTCTAGCAATGTCTAATCCGTATGCTCCAATCATTACCATTTTACCTTATCGGCCCAATAAGCTGCGCTCATTTTGCCCTTTGCAATATTCTTTGCATGACGAGCCTTAAACGAGGCGCGCTTCTTTTTCATTGCAGCAGACTCACCAGCTTTAGGCTTGCCCGCAGTCTTTGCGCCTTGCTGACCGAAACGAATAGTCTTTACTTTTGTTCCCACTTTTGCTACTACGATGTGAGACTTCTTAGGATGGCCAGGAGTTCTACGAGGTTTATTGTAGCCTGATACCTTAGCTCTTTTAAGTCTGGAGTCTTTCTTTTTACCTTTTCTTACCGCCACGTCGTTGTCTCTTACGAGCATATGTTTTCACATAAGTCGGCTTGCCTCCAGGATTCCCTGCTGCACGCTTTCTTCGAATAGCGGAGCGTTTTTGTGCTGGAGTCATTTTTGCTGCTTTGGCAGCTGGAACGCATTTAGGGTATTTTCCTTTTTTTGCCTTACTACGACCGCAGGGCTGATATCCCCCGCCTTTTTTCGGACGAGAAATATCTACCCATTTTTCTTTAAACCACTTAGTAAGACCACCTCTAGGCTTAGCCATTACTTTTTACGCTTTTTCTTTGGCTTGGGCGTATAAGGCCCTCCACTACAACTAGGTCCGTGCATTACTTACTCCCCATGCGGTATCTACCGCCTCGTGCCTTGTAAGTCTTTACAAGCCACCCGTTTGCATAAGCTGAAGGATATACTTTAAACTTACGCTTTGCTTCGGACTTTACTTTCGCATAAAGCCGTTTATTTGTAGGTACGGGTTTTTTCTTTGTTACTTTTCGTCGCTTTTTGACAGCCATTGCTCTAGCTCTGCCTTTTCGATAACACCATCATCGTCTAGGTCTGCATCCAAGATGCTTTCTTCAACTACGGCTCCAGCTAGACGTACTTTGATACCCGCAGCATCTTTAGCTTCCTGCTCGTTATTGTAGATTCCTACTACTTTTCCGCTTTCTTCGACAATCCACATGTCTCGCTTTTGTCTGATTGTTCGCATTCTTCCTTCTCCTTTTTGGAACCGAATATCAAGTCCCAACCTGTTGCATAAGCGTTATCGTCTCGTCCTTTTCTTGGCTTGCTTCCTTTTCCCGCTTCGCTTTTTGGGTTTCCAGCCATGTTCTACTCCTTGTAGTAATTTTACCATCTTTCTAGCAGAGGTCTTACTTTTTGCCTTTGCTTTCTTTTTAAGTTTCTTGCCGCTCTTCTTGTAGACTGTTGTTCCTTTAATCGTATAAGGCATGATAAAATCTGTGTGAGCCTACGGCAACATAACTGCTACCTGCCCATCTTGGCCGTACGTAGTGCGCATGGTACCAAAGAGCTCCTGAAGTAGGGTCTTCGTACTTTGAGTAAACCATCGCAACGTAAATTGCTTGTTTCCAAGCAGCCAAATCTTTAGGATTATCTGACTTACCGTCACAGTACCACGAAAATTGACATCGATGTCGCTGTTCTCCTCCATCTTTCACAACTCCACAATAGGAGTTCGGAAAGAGGGACGATTCGACACGATTCTCAACTACGTGAGCAACTGCAAGTTGAGATAAGAAATCCTCGCTTCTGGCCTCGAAGTAAATATTCAAGGCCATACACATGAGAACTGTCACCTCGCAAATACAGTAACGACAAGGCCTGCTAGAAAGACAATAACTGCACCACCAACGGCTACAATTCGTCCTTCTATGCGCTCAACAGCCTTTTCGATATCGCCAAGACGCTGAAAGTTTGTCTTCCAACGTTCTTCGCACTGTACCTCATGCCGATCTAATTGATTCTCGAGCGTATGTATTCGCTCTTCAACTCTATCCTCCACCATTGAGTAATTTCTCCATCAACTTTCCATAGTTTCCTTGACCAAAAGGTATAGCTTCATTAATTTGAACATTTGTCTGGTTCTTGATTGAGGCGGAAGAAGCTTTCTCAAGCTCTACTTGTGCCTTAATCTCGTCCATACGCATTTTATGAGCCATCTGTAGTAGGTCTGCTAAATCTTTCTTAGAATAGATTCCTGTTTCAGTTGCTTCTTCAAGTTTTGAAGCTATTATATCGTCCATAACCGAAGCAATATTCCCTCGGTTGCGATATCCCATATCAAGGTACACGGTGTCAATGTACTGCTTTACTTCTCTTTTGTTCAGGGTAGACACAACCGTATCTTCAGCAATGCTAAGATAGTTGCATACTTCNCGAATATTTCCGTATTGTAAATACAGATTCGCTATTTCAATCCCTTCTGGAGATATTGTTGTTAATTCTTTTGCCATTTTTGAATTATACTGCATGACACAATTAAAGTCAAGAAATTTTTTTCTATCCCCACTGTAAAGCCATTGCTGCTGCGATTCCAAAATAGGTAACGGAACGTTCGTGCCCAGAACCTCCGCCAAGTCGCGATTGCCCACTATCGGACTGATTTGCCCAACGAGGCTTACCGTCCACCCAGCGGGGTTCGACATATTCGCTAGGAACTAGGGCAGGTAAGTTTCGAAGCCACAAACCTGTCTTCTTTGAAGCATCTTCTCCAAAATCATAGGGTTGTACATATTGAGGCTTGGGCATAAAATCAAGTCGAGTACTAATACATCCTACAGGATTCTCGATGCACATATGTTTTACAGGAGCTTTCCACAACTTTTCGATAAATTTTAAACTTTCCTCGGTTTTGAGAGCGCGCTCTGGTTGTCGCTTGTTCCAATGTAGTCCCGAGGCCGCTAGATAGGTACAGGGTGGATGTAAAATTGCCATATCCCACGAATTTTCATACAAAACTTTTACCACATCGTCGACAATATGAGGGCCGGGAGCTTCTGTTGGTAGTAAGTCGCACGAGATGGCCTCATGACCCATTGCCAAGAAGCAGTCACGAACAACGCCGGAAAATTCACACCCAATTAATATTTTCATACAAGTATTATACTTCAATTTTTTGAAATTGTCAAGAATTTTTTGCAATCGTCGTTTCCCCGCTACTTCGCGTGAAAAAGCGATTTTTGAAAATTTATAAAGTTGTACGTGTGGGGGAGCGCCTGGTCGC